GTCGCCCAGCTTCACGCGGTCGCCCAGCTTCACGCGGTCGCCCAGCGTCACGCCGTCGCCCAGCGTCACGTCGTCGCCCAGCGTCACGTCGTCGCCCAGCGTCACGCGGTCGCCGTTTGGTAAAACCCGCCAACCTTCTCCGTTCACTGGCATTGCATACAATTCTTCGGTAGTCATTATGATTTCCTCGCTTTGTCTTTGGGTTAGCTGATGCGTTTGAAGTTGAAGATATCACCGTCGCGCTGCTCAATGCCGCGATACACTTTGCCAGCGCGTTTGAATGTGATCACACGACCCACCTTGGCCGTGTTGGATGAATCCGCAACCACTGTACCCATGAACGTGACCACCTGCTCGGTCCCGTCCTTGCGAACGTAATAGAAGCTGCCGCCTTGCTTGAGTTCACAGTTCTTGTCAAGCCCTTCGAGCATCGCCTTGTCCAGCGCCTCGTTGTGCGCTCTTGCGCGGTGCGGTTCAATCGGTACGCGACCCAGTGAGGCGTCATAAACGCCTTTGCCGGTAAAGTCCATCAAGTAGCCGAGCGCTTGGTCGCCGTCGTAGGTTATAAGACTGCCCAGATTATCAAAGCTGGGCGTGTGTAGACGTGGTGTCATTGTACGACTCCTTGGTGAAGAGACAGTAAGATTGTGATAGCTGCATACCCAACGATGATACCGAGCAAGCAGACTGCGATGAATGAGAGAGAAACGAGCGCCGTTCTCTGCGTTCGCGTGGGCTTTGGCGCGGTACGAGTGCAGCGCGCCGTCTGGATCATAAAGATGCATCGTCGTCCTACGTATCGTTGTCCTCTGGATCGTCAGGACACTCACCTTCGTGCATGGGACCTTCACAATCGTTGCACAGCCCATCATCCCAATCATCGTCCCAGTCAGGAATTGCGACCATTCCGTCAGGAACGTGAGTGACCCACCATGTACTCACGTTCGTTACCGTTGTAAGGACGGCGCACTACGAAATGTGCCGTCCCAAGGACTTCGGTTCTGCGGATAGCTTCTTTCTTGGCAAAGTCTAGTGTCATTGGATTACCTCCGTCCACTTACTCGGCGCTTCCCGTTCCAGTTTGAAGGCGTAGTCAATCGCTGCCTCGTTATTGTCGTCAAACTCGACTTCAACTTCAAGATACGTGCCGAAGTCGTGCTGGTTGCGCTTGATGAAGAGTCGCGCGCCTTGCGGCTCAGGCCCGAACTGCGATCGCAATTGAGCTATGTAGCGATTGCACTCGGCGCGAGCGACCTCGGGCCGGTAGTTGGGGCCAAGCTGCTCACACTTTTCGTAGGCTGGCACAGACCCCAGACTGATTGAGTCTTTCATAATTGCTCCTTAGCGGGTTGGCCGCTATATCCTTGCAAACGGGCGTTACCTGCCCAAGGCTACCGCTTTCTGGCTACAGAATGCCGCCCACGGCTTTGTCCATGGCGTCTTTGAATTGCTGATTGTATTCATTTTCAACGAGCCACGCCGTGAATTCTGGTGTAAACTGTTTTGGATGCGATTTCACGTAACTGCTGATGTAGTTGGCGTCACGTATGATCTCTATCCAATCTTTTCGTGAGAGCCGAGGTCCGGGAAGTGATTCAACATCATCACCTATGTACTGATATGTGTGCGCTGCCGCGCGACGGTACAGGTCCGCGAACTGGTCGGGGATCGGCAACTGGGTCATAGTAGTCCACCTCCGCTGCACCATCGGACGATAACATCGCCCATGTCTTGTGTGTCGCCAAGGTTGAACGTCAAGTTGGTATGCGCCAGTTTGTTCGCGCGTACCCATAGTGTGACGTAAGCTTTCATACCGTCGCCTACGTCCATGACCATTACGGTGGCTGTTCGCACTAGTCACCGTACCCTTCTGCGCGGTCAGCACAGCTGTCGCACTGGTAACCCGCACGGCGGTCAGCAGCCGTCAAACGGTTGGGCTGTCCGCACGTAGGGCACGGCAGGTTTCGCGGGTTGGTCTTGGTGGCGGCGCGCAAGCTGCTGCGACCGCCGGGGTCTTGGAAGTGAATATAAGTCATCAGTTCCCTCCCCGCTGTATGGCCGCTTCCGTCTGCGCCACCATCCGTTCAAGGTTCTTGATCTTTGTCTGATTTTCCGGCGCGGTGTGCTGCATTCGTGCGCCGACGCCGCGCCGTGCTGCGAGCGCGGCCTGGAGCTGAGCAAGACTGTTCTTGCGTTTCTGTTGCATGGTCTGCATTGTGAAACTCCTTAGCGGGTCGGCCGCCGGCGATACCATTTGTCATACTCGGTGGTAGATACAGTCCCGCGGCTTCTGCACAGTTCACAGGCACCGCCGTCGGCGTTGCATAGCGGGCACATGCGAACGCGTTTGTCGTGGGCGCGCATTGCGGTACGCCACACCACCAGGAACACGGCGGCAAAGATGCCTAGCGTCACAATGTCGTAGGTAAGACCGCTGACGTCCATGTAGTAGCTGAGTTTGGTCAGCATTAGAACACCACCGGCTTTCCTTCTTTGTCCTTGAGAATGGGCAACCCACTTTTCAACATGGTCATGCAGTTGTCAATTACCTGCCCGTCGGCTGGCACCCATTTGCCAGCCACCATCACTTCAGCGCCGTTCGCTGAAATGCGAAGTCTTACAGGTAGCTGCTTCTTTGTCTTTCTCGCCATTGTATTTGCTCCTTAGCGGGTTGGCCGCTATATCTGTGCAACTGTTTACTGCTAACCCAAGGCTACAGCTTTCTGCGTTGTGAATTGCAAATTGTTTGCAACCTCCATAACGGTGTGGAGTTCAAAGCCGGGGAGGAAGCTCTTCGCAAGAATTTTGGCATGTTCTTCGGTGTGGGCATAGACGTACAGATTCAGTACGTCAACATCCGTGTTGGTTGAGTTGAATGTTGCGCGCCATCGTTTCATTATCGCTGCTCCTTAGCGGGTTGGTCGCTAAACCAACTATAGTGCTTTCTGCGGTGTGAATTGCAAACAGTTTGCAACCTTATATAGCAGCGCAACCCATCGCAAACTGTTACCCTTGCGCCCGAATAGGTAATGGTATATGGTTGTGGCAACTGTAATGCCCTTGGCCATGGCTCTGGCCGCTGTAACCGCACGGCATTACAGGTTGCCAACCGCTGTAGGAAGAAACGAGAATGGAGGTGATAAGAATGACGCACACTTGATAATAATAATAATAATAATAAGAAGATGTGATCATAACGCACCCAAAAGCGGCGTGTGTCTCTCTGTACTCCGCAGTAGTTGTAGCGCCGCCCGCTGTGCCAACCCGGATCGTCTGTTTATGAAACAGGGTTCCTCTTTACAGAGGATTGGACTTCGGCAGGACAAAACGGGACGAGCAACGTATGGCGGAGTACAAGAGACACGCCGTGTGTCAAGAGGTTCCGTCAACGCTGTTGTGAAACAGGAATGTAGACGGGTAGCCGTGGCCCCCGAGGCGAGATATCGGGGCAAAATATCAAAGGAGAAAGACTGTGGGACCTTCTAAGAGGAAGATGCGCGAAAATACGAAGCTGATTGCAAACCTTGGCACACAGGCCGCGACCGCTGGCAAGGCTGCCGATACCTGCCCGTATCCCGCTGGCAGTTACAGCGCCGTGTTGTGGCTGCGAGCGCACGGCGAGGCTCTGGCAAAATGAAGGTACCACACATAGTTGGCAACGAAATCACCATCGCGCGCCCCATGTTAGACGTGTACGCCGAGCTGGAACACGCAGCCGCCGAGAAGGACGTTACGTTGGGTGTGACGGCGTTGCGCGGCGGCGGGTTGGCTGTAGTGTGTATTCGTAACATGACGTGTATATGGCCAGCCGCATTGCGACGTACTAAGTGCGTCGTAAACAATGTTCGCGGTCTTGGGTTTGAAAGGCTTGCCGTACAGGCGTGTATCACCGTACTGTCTAGGGACGCACCGTTGAACATCAACAGTGTGCGTGTGCGCGCCGCTAAGGAAGGACGTCGTTTGGGCAGGAAGTTCAACGTTATGAAGATAGACGAACACAAGGTCTTGGTTACGAGGGTGAAGTGATGGATTGCCGAACGCCGATTGTCGGATGGATGTTTCATGATTGGGCAAAGATGCTGATATACCCGGCGCTGCTCAGCGATGGAGTGGGTGGGTACTGGGCTTGTCACCTGCTGCGACGGTGCAGAACGTGCGGTAAGCGTGATTCACTTGGTATCTGGGTTTGCGAAGAGACGGAGGGATATGTTAGATACTGGTACGTCGCGCGCGCAGCCACACCGAGGGAAATAGAACAAGACCACATGGTGTGGGAGGCGCATTCATAGTGGCCTTCCTGAAAGAACCAGACCCGAAAGAATTCATGCGCGCCAAACTTCGTCTAAGCGGTCTGGATGAAGAAGACGCTAAAAGACTTGATTTCCGACCGTATGTGAACAGTGCTGACAAGCCGGACCCTGCGCTCAAGGGAATCCCGCCAGGATCAGGTTTCATGATCCCGTACTATACGGCGACGGGCAAAGCCCTAAGCACGTTTAGATTCAGGTACGGTCTACCCAAGGTGGACGCCAACGGACGTCCACGCAAGTACAGCCAGCCCACTGGAACTCCTCCAGCCGTTTACCTGCCGCGCATAAAGGGTGTGAACTGGGAGGCTGTACAAGAAAACGCCAACACTGAGATAGTGATAACTGAGGGCGAGCTCAAAGCGGCCTGCGCGACCAAGACCAACTTCCCTTGTATAGGTCTTGGCGGTGTGTGGAACTTCATGTCTAAATCACATGACCTGGATTTCCTGCCGCAACTTGACGAGTTCGTGTGGCTTGACCGTCCCGTAGTAATCTGCTACGACAGCGATAGCGTCCATAACATCCAGGTGCAGAAAGCGCTGAACGCGTTGGCGCGGCTGCTTACCGCCAAACGCGCCAAGGTGAGAATCGCGGTACCGCCTGCCGTGGCTGGCAGCGCGGACAAGGTGGGTCTTGACGACTACATCGTCAAAAACGGAAAGATTGACGGCGAGTTGCTGAGTGCGTTGCTGGCCGACGCTGAAAGCTGGGAGGAGACCAGTGAAATTTACAAGCTCAATGCCGAAGTGGCGTACATTGAGACGCCGAGCAGCGTGGTGGTGTTCCCGCAGCCGCACTTCCCAAAGGATTGGCAAAAACGACCGGAGTTGATAAGCCCGGCAGTGTTCACACGCCAGCGCTTCTTCAACAGAACGTATAAGGTAGTTACTGACGATGGGAAGGTGACTGTCAAACGAACGGCCGAGATGTGGTTCGGCGACGCAAGGCGACGCAGCCATCACAGTATTGTGTACGAGCCGGGCCAGCCCGCCGTGATTGACAATCAGTTCAACATGTGGCAAGGCTGGCCCAATGATCCAACTCCGGGTGATGTGAAACCGTTCCTTGAGCTTATTGAAACGATGTTTCATGGCAAGGAGTACGAAGCTGAGAAGGAGTGGTTTCTAAACTGGCTGTCGTACCCGATAAAACATCCCGGTGTGAAGATGAACAGCGCCGTACTGCTGTGGGGTAACACGGGCACAGGCAAAAGTACCATCGGCGTAACCATGCAGGCCATATATGGTGACCTGAATTGCAGCGTGCCGGGGCAGAACGAACTGGAGCGGGACTTCAATAGCTGGCTGGCAGACAAGCAGTTCATCATAGCCGAGGAAGTAGCTGGCAACGATGCTCGCAAGTACGTCGGCAAACTCAAGCACATGATAACCGGACGCAGCTTGCACATCAACAAGAAGGGAATTGAAGCCTTTGACTACCCCAACCGCGCCAACTTCCTCTTTACCAGCAACTACAGCAATGCGCTATATATTGAAGAGGATGACAGAAGGTTCTTCGTTCACAATCTGTGCGTGAAACTGCCCGCAAGCTGGTGGACAAAGTATCGCGCATGGCTGTACGATGCAAACGGCGCGGCGCACCTACACCAATGGTTCATAGATCGTGACACGGGTGACTTCAACCCCGGCGCTGCGCCGCCGGTGACCAAGTCTAAGATGGAAGTGATTGAGTCAGGAATGAGCGAGCTTGATCTGTGGGTGTATGAGCTCAAGCTTGATCCGGACAGTAAACTTCGCAAGGGTGCCGTAGTCGTCCCTTACCGTTTATGGTCTATAGAAGAATTGCATACACTGTATGTAGCGGCAGGGGAGAACAACGCACGCACCACCAAGAACGCTTTTGGTCGTGCCATCGGCCGCGCCGGGTTTGCCAAAGTCAACCGCGGAAACTGGATTCAACTTGAGAAGGGAGGTTATAAGCGGTCGGTGTGGGCAATTCGTGACGCAAGTGATGCAAGACTGGCGCAGCGAGCGGCTGAGGATTTGTACCAGAACGAACGGAAAGAGTTTCAAATGAGGAAGTTCTAATGAAATTGTCAGATATGAAACCGTGCGCGAGTTGCGGCGGTGCGTTGCCGCCTATATGGTACGTTGTTCGTGTGTCGGCAGCCATGCTCAAACAGAGTGCGTTCAACAGCACGATGGGTTTGGTACAACACTTCGGCGGTATGCGGAACCCCGGAGCGCTGGCCGTTGCCGAAACACTGTCACCAGAGGCTGAGTGTGTTATGATCATGGGCGACGAACAGCCGAGTCTTATGACAGAAATAGCGCTGTGCCAACAGTGCTACACGATGAAAGAAGTGAATTTGGCGCTGCTGGCAGAGATTCAGGAAAGGAAGTTCTAAATGCGAAAAGTAAAGTTTGTGAGCGTGGCGTTTGGCGACAGATCGATTTATGCCGTTGATGAGTGCGGCAACTTGTGGTCGCTTGACGACAAGATGGAGTGGAATCAGTACGCGCCGCCTATGGTGGAGTCGTCAATGCAGCTATGGATGCTGAAGTGGCTGGCGTATGCACTGGTCACAGGTGCAACAGTTTTCTCAGTCTGCCGGTGGGTGCTGCCGTTATGGAAATAGTGTACCTGAAAGCACAGCAGTTGGAGAACGCTTGCGCAGCCCTGGAAGAGGTGATGAAGGGGCCACGCATGAGCTCTGTCAAAGACCACATGATGTTGATGATAATGGCGGTAGCGCCGCACATTCAGTTTGAGTTGCAGGAGTTCAACGCCGACGAAATAAACTGGGCCGCGCAGGGTATTGAAGCCAATCGCAGAGCGCTGAGTGACTTTGCGCTGCGACTGGTGGCTGTACGGCGTATGCCTGCTGAGCAGCAAGAAGACCCGCGAGTGCCTGTGCTTACCGCCGTGGTCAACGCCATCGGTACCGGGGCGTTGGGTGAGCAGGTAAGTCCAGAGGTGATTGCGAGGACGCTGGTGTCGGCGTTGCAGAAAGCGGGGTTATGAATGTTCGTTGACCACTACAAGGTGCTGGGCGTGCCGCCCGGAGCTGACTTCGAAGAAATTCGCAAAGCCTATATAGAGCTGGCCAAGATAAACCACCCAGACATGCTCAGCGGCACAGGCATCTTCAGCGATATCACACATAGCTACTGCATTTTGAAAGACTCGGCGCTGCGTAAAATGTACGACGCAGAATGCGCGCTGTTGAAGATGCCTTGCGTACCCTGTAAATGGTGCCATGGGCGCGGCGTGGTTGATAGGCAGCGAGGGTTTGGATCTTCTACACGCGGCCCGTGCGCTAAATGCGGTGGTAGCGGGCGCGCCACGGCCTCGGAGGGCATAAAATGAGTAGTCTTCTAAGCTACAATCAACTGATGAACTTGCTGCGCGACGGTGTGATTGAGAACAGCGACCCGAGCCATGTGAATGGGGCCAGTGTTGACGTAACGCTGGGGCGTGAGTTGATGATTGAGCAGAATTTCACGGGCATATCGGTCAGCTTGCGTGACAGACATCCACTGCCTGCGTTCAAATATACGATGGATGACGAAACAGGTTACAGACTCATGCCCGGAGAGTTCGTGTTGGCGCATACGCAACAAGCGTTCAATCTACCGTTGAGTCTAACGGCGCAGTTTCACTTGAAGTCGTCGGCGGGGCGCGTCGGCTTGCAACACGCACTCAGCGGCTGGTGTGATCCCGGTTGGAATAAGAGTGTGCTGACGCTTGAGCTGACCAACAGCACACGATATACGCCAATCATCATCCGTCCCGGCGACCGAATCGGTCAAATGACGTTCATACGAATTCCAGCAATACCGGCAGAGAACGGATACGGACGGCGTGGGCGCTACAACGGTGACAGTTCAGTTTCTGGCTGTAAGCCGTAGTATGCTGGTAACAGGTTGTAATTAGGCAGTTATAAGTGAGGGTAAATGGCGCTGCACATAAAGGCTAACGGAACTGAAACTGTCGTCCACCCTACCAATGGCGTGGAGTTTTCGCTGGAGGAGTTGCAGAACTTCGTAGGCGGCTACATTGAGTTGGTCTTCACAAAAGAGAACAAGGAGATGTACGTCAATGAAGAAGGATTGCTGAAGAATCTTCCGTTGAACGACAAGGCTACTTATCTACTGGCGCACCGCTACGGTTTGCAAGGTATTCACGGAGACGTCATAATCTGTGAAAAAGGTGAGGCTAACTAACATGCTGACCGGTTGGAAATACTGGTTCGTCCGTTACTTCGGCTGGTCGCCGTTGCAGCCGTGTCGCATGTGCCGAAAATGGTTCTGGGGCGGTTTGCCGTTGAATGGATGGCGCGCCGGGTACATGGAGTATTGTAGTCAGGAATGTCATGACGAAGAGGAGGAAATACCGTGGTGAAACCTGTAGTGAAGTTATCGGAGGAGGACGGCAACGTATTCAGCATCATTGGGCGTTGTGCCAGAGCTTTGAAACCTAGCGGCAAAGCTGATGAGTTTAGACAGAAAGCAATGTCGGCTGGCAGCTATGACGAAGTGTTGCGCCTTGCAATGGAATACTGTGAGGTTGAGTAATGCGCGCATGGACTACCAAGACTGGACATATCGTGCTTTCACTGCATGGGCTGAAGCTGACGTTGCTGCCCAGCACATGGAAGCGAGTAATCAACGCAATCAGCCCCGAACTGTACTACGCTGTTATGAAAGGAACTGAAGATGGTGCGAAGACCGTTTGAACCGATGACCGCGGCAACTGTCAAGAACCTAACAGAAGTAAAATTCCCCGTGCTGGGCAGTCCCAAGATTGATGGATTCCGGTGCGTGATCCGCGACGGCGTGGCGTTGACGCGCAACCTGATGCGATTCCCCAATCTGCATTTGAATAAACTCTTCAACAAGAAGGAACTGAATGGCCTGGACGGTGAGATTGTTAGCGGCAACCCTTTTGGTGACGGTGTGTATAGTCGCACCAGCAGCGCTGTTACGTCCATCGCCGGCGAGCCGCCGCTTACGCTGTATGCGTTTGACGTAACTACAAGCCCAGACGTTGTGTACTTCAACGAAGACATGAACAGGTACCAAAGATATCAGATGACTGAGGCTATGGGTATGATGTCTGGTCATGTGAATGTAGAGGTGGTGCAGCAACACTGGATTGAAAAGGTTTCTGAGCTTGAAGAGTATCTTGACAAACAGCTTTCGTTGCTATACGAAGGCATCATGCTGCGCAGCCCACAGTCACTCTACAAGCACGGGCGCAGCACCATGCGCGAACAGTACCTGATGAAGGTGAAGCCGTTTGAGGAGAGTGATTGCGTAGTACTCGGCGTTGAAGAGAAGCTCACCAACACCAACGAGGAAGGCAATGCGGGCCGGAAGAGGACGCTCAAGGCGGGTATGGTGCCAGCCGGTACGCTTGGCAAGATGCTGGTGCGTGACCTGAAAAGCGGCGCGGAGTTCCATCTTGGGTTGGGTAAGATGACGCATACCGAGGCCAAGATATGGTGGGACAATCGTGCCATAAAGCCCGGTATTGTGGGTAAGGTGGCCAAGTACAAGTTCCAGCGCATCGGCATGGTGACCAGCGCGCCACGGCAGCCTATCTGGCTGGCTTGGCGTGAGAAATTTGATCTGGGAAAGTGAGGTTGTATGAAAGCGAAGCAGTATATTCCACGGAATGGTTCAAGTGAGGGATTATGGCAGACGCTATTGGAGATCAACGCGATGTGCTGTTGAATGGAAAGCCGGTTACACGAAAACGTGGTCGTGTGTCGGTTGCGTTTAGACAACCACCGCCTGTAGTTGACATAGATTTAGGTTGGGGAAGATATCAGTCTATTTCAATGGAAGAGGCGAAGAAGATGCATGAACAGCTTACTGAAATACTGAGGTCGCAACCATGACAGCACCTCACACAGTGCCGCCCGAGATGCACACCGCGAAATTGATGGAAGCCGTGCGCCAGCTTAGACCGTTCAGCATATGGCGCGCAGGTGAATTGATAGGAAGGACGTACAATGACAGAAAAAGAAATCATACAGACCGCTGAGCGTTTGGCCGGTAGCAAGTGGCGACTGGTGTACCCGCGCATCTACACCAACGCGCCGCAAGGATTCTGCAGTCCTAAGCTGCCAGCAGCCATGTTGACGGAAAGTCTGCTGGCGTCTGCACAGAGTAGACCGTTTGAAAAACCGATCGTACACCGGCTGATGGAATACAGTATGCCGACGCTGTGGCTTAGCCCAGCGCTGCGCGACGCCATGCGGAACACCACGCCGCCCGATACGTACGATCTGCTGGATCTTCCACTGCCCATGCCGGCGATGACAATAATGCTACCGGATGACACCATTCACACACGCGGCCATGAAGTTCGTTTCATAAGCTATGCCCGCTATGAAGCGCACGAGGTAACGGCTGGCGGCACGTCAAAAGACCCACATCTGTTCTTTGTGTCGGGTTCTACAGATCTCACAATCCAGACGATGAGTATAGGCCGCGCCAGCTCAAGAATAAATCTCGGTGATCTGGACGGCTTCTTGCGCGTGCTGCATCAGCCTGGACACTTGCACCACGACGATACGGGGCAAGGAAGCGACGAAGAGCGCAATAAGATGGTGATGTTCTACTTCCTGAGCACGATGCTGATCATGCTGGCGCGCCCTGATCTTGAAACAAAACCGGCGCTGTTGAACCGCATACAGAAGAAAGGAAAGGAGCCGCGAGAGTTCTGGTCACCGCATTTGTTGGGCGCGAAATACGTCGCAAAGCGGGAGGCTCCGGCGCTTGGCACTCATAATTCGCCACGGCTACACTGGGTACGCGGGTTTTACCGCAACCAACCCATAGGCTCGCGCAGTGCGATTGAGAAGCAGCGCAAGCTGATGTGGATTGAACCGTTTCTGAGAGGAGTGTAAGACTATCCAAACATTTCTTCCGTACAAAGATTTCGAGCGCTCGATGTCCGTATTAGACGATAAACGACTTGGCAAGCAACGCGTTGAAGCTGCGCAGATTTTGCGCATTCTGACGGGCCAGCGCTTGTTCGTTACGCAGCCCACCGGTCAAGCGTCAAACGCTTGGCAGAATCACCCTGCTGTGCTGATGTGGCGCGGCCACGACCATTGGTTGCGCGCCTATATCGCCGCCAGTATCAGAGAGTGGCGAGCGCGTGGCTTCAACAACACGATACTGACGCCAGAGTTTTGCCTGTCCGCGCAAGCTCCACCGGCATGGTTGGGGCTGCGACGATTCCATGTCAGTCATCAAGCCAATTTGGTGCGGAAGCTGCCCGCTGTGTACGGCAAGCTGTGGCCGACCGTTGACCCCACGCTGCCGTACTGGTGGCCGAGCAAGGAGGTTCCACGATGAGTGACCAGCCCAACGAAACAATAATCCGCCGCATCCAGAAGCTGCTGAGCCTTGCCACGGGCGGCAACAATAGCCAAGAGGAAGCGGCTGCGGCCATTGCAATTCTGTTTTGCCGTGCCGCATAATGGTAATTAGGTAGTTACAATAAGGTGCCAACATGGAAGCTCAAACGCAAACTGCCGATAGCGGTCTATCGGCACGGGTAACACACACGCCACACGCAGACACCGACGGCGTTCCGCCGGGGCTTGATCTTGCACTGTACGGCACCAAAGGTTACGTCACATTCAACGGCGTGTTCTACGCCAATCCCGGCGCTGGACAGATGATGTTCAAGCGGCGCGTACAGATTCTCTTCGCCAGCAAGGAGATTCTGGTGGCGTACGATCTGATGATGAAGAACATATACGTCATCAACCGTGAGACGGGCATCAGCCTCGGTTGCCGGATGAACGCCGTATACACGCCCGAGAACGCAGTGGTCGCGCTGCCGGTATGCTGACCGTGTGCAGCGCCGCTTGGGACGGGAAGCATACATTCCGAGGTGGATACTGTATCTTCTGCGGCAATGAGAACCCACGTAAATCAACGAGTAAGAAATCAAACGCAAAGAAATCTCAAACACGTAAACGAGGGGCGACAAAAAATGTTCAGCATAAGTGATGGCAGCGTATACGGCCCACAGATACGCCAGTTCTTCCAAACGCAGTTCCCAACCAACACCGCCAAGACGGACGGTGACGTACTCGAGCTGCTGACGGCGGCGATAGTCGCCACAGGTAAGGTGCGGCTCGGGGCCAAGCCCAGCATTGAGACTCTGTACCTGATAAGGAAGTACGTGACCGGGCAGATATTCTTGCAGAAGCCCATAAACTTCCTAATGCCGTGGGGCAGCGAAAAGCCGGGGCATTTGCAGACAGTTGACATTGCCGAGGTAGCGGCCATGAAGACGCTGAGCTGCTTACAACAGCGTGTGCAACATGTGTACGCGCCTGGAATTCACATCCGCGTTCGTGTGGAGGATGCGACTGCACCCAATCTGTTCCCAGACAATCGTGAGCAGGCGCGCATGGACGCCAAGGTGTACACCACAAGTCTTGAACGACTTGTGTGGGTGCTAGGTGTGCGTGACTACGTAGAGCTGGTGCCGGAATCGCATATGATAACGGAAGAAAAGTTTGAGCGCGCATTTGCACCCAATTACGACGCAATGCTTGCGTTTCTTTCAGATACAGAAGGTATGCCGGAGGAGCTATATGCCGCGACCACGGCGCATTGGCATCTGCGCGACCTAGGCTGGATGGGTATTGTGCCGCTTGCCCAACGCGAACACTACCGCGCCACCTACAGGCGTCTGTACGGTCTTAGCGACCAAGCCGCTACCGCCATGCTGGCGCGCTACCTCGCACAGTCGCTTACACGCAAACACTTGCGGATGCTGGGTAACTTAGACTGGGCGGATTATCTAGGACTCAGCTTCGTTGGACCGATACCAGGAGACCCAACCGGCATCGCCAGCAAGCGGCTCTACTATCGCACACTGCCAGAGAACGTGAGCAGTATGCACCTAGCGCCGTGGAGGGCCAAGGGCTACCTAGCCGTCGGTGAAGACGGACTTCGCCCACGCTTGGCAAGCTGGCAGGAGCATCGGCAGTACACACGCAATACAGTGACGCTGACAGCCGGTGACGTAAGCGTGGACGTACAATCTGATTACGAGGTGATGTGATGAAAGAATTCATAACACTGTTCAAGAAGTCTACCAATGCTGGCAGGGTGATGACGGAACGGAAGTATCTTGGCGTTCCAGTGGCCGGATTCTATCGCGGCGTGTACATACTGCTGGACGTCACCGATACCGAAGTAGAGATAGTTCTGGTGTGGACGCCAAAACTCAAACGGGGTGACGGCAAGGCGCGGCGTGCGCTTACATTTTTGTCCAGCGTCAGCGCTGCGTGCCGAATTCCTCTGTGTGTGATTCCACATACGTATGACAACGACGGGATGCCGCTGGATGCCTTGGCGCGCTGGTTCTTTCGCCAAGGCGTTCGTGTGATCGGCGGAGTACCGAGGTATTTGAAGGAGGCTGCCTGATGGTGATAATGGGTAAATACAAGCTGGGTGCCGTTACCGTTAGCGGTAGAAAGTACAATCGTCTGTATGCACGCGAAAATTGCGTGGCACTGGCCTTTGTGGCACCCAGTAGGACGCTTGAGTACACGTTAGTGACAAGCCTTGAGGAGCTGAGCACACAGTACGGCTTGAAGACAGCCGTGCTGGTGCGAACGGCGCTACTCAAAGCTGGATGGCAGGTTTAGAAGGCGAGGAATTACATGGCTGTAAAGAAGAATGTGTTGAAGTTCAACCGATGTGAGGAAATCACCAATGGTGGCGGTAAGTTCTACCGCTGCACGGGCAAGGCTGGGCACCTGCGCGGACACAAATTCGGCGTTCACCCGCTGCGCGGGCAGCAGCCGCTTGAAGTTGTGAAGAAGTTCATGCCGGTGAAGGTTGCGAAGAAAGAGAAGTCTGTCCTCGCTAAGAACACCGCGGAAACGTTCTTGAAGGCGCTGACCGAGTACTATGCCAACGACCGCCTAGCTCCGGGACTGGTGTTGGCGTGGCTGCCCGACAAGAATGTATGGTACGGCAGTGTATGTCGTTACGAACACGGCACAAAGACTATTGTGACGCGTATTGAGCGAACCGATTCGCTTGCCAACGTGTTGAAGAACTTGGTGGGCGCGTGGCGCAAATCCATCGCCAGACCAGACAAATCCAATCTTCGATACATTCTTACACACGAGGACACGCAAGACTTTAGCGTGGAGTTTTGACGAAATTTGCTCACACGTAAGTACTGGCTTATAATTACTAACAGCGAGGGCACCAATGGCAAAACCGAAAGTTTTCAAGCTGCCGAAGACCTTGGCGCAGTGTGCGGACATGCTGTACGAAAAGCGAGCTGAGCGCTTGGCGGTGCAGAAAGAAGTTGACCGCATTGCGACAGAGGAAGGGCTGCTGCGCGAACACCTGATCAACAACCTGCCGAAGTCCCAGGCCACGGGAATTGAAGGCAAGGTAGCCCGCGCCAAGATTGAAACAAAGGACGTTCCGCAAGTCACCAATCGTGAAGAGTTGCAGAGGTATATCAAGAAACACAACCGCTTTGATTTGTTGCAGAACCGTCTCAGCGAGTCGGCCGTGCTGGAAATGTGGGCCGATAAGAAGACGGTGCCCGGTGTGGGCAGCTTTACCGTGGTGAAGGTTAGCTGCACTAAGAAGTAAGTATCTAACACGCGCCGCCTGTGCAGAATGCTTTTGTTTGTGAGTAGTGAGTCCGTGGTAACACTAAGTTCACGGTAGATGGGCCATTTCGTTTTTAGTCCATAGGCGAGTTTGGCAATCCAGCGAAAACATCCTACCTGCACAGGCGGGGCGCGTTGGGTACACTAGGTTTGTCAGCGGAGCCGCTGATAAGAACCACGGTTGACGCATAATGCCGCCGTGGAACATACTGGGTAAAGCCGGGGAGATCAGCATTGAGCTCCTCGGCCCAGATGTAACAATCACAAAGGAGAACCACATGGATCACTGTTCATTCCACACAAAATACACCCACGGATGCGCCGCTTGTCACAAGGCGAACGGCAGCGAAAGTTCACTCCAGCCAGCGACAGAGGAAGAGCCGCAATCGGCGGTAACAACTGAAGAACATGAGCCCGAATCGGCAGACGAAGACACAGTTCTTGAAGACGAAGAACTCTAACATCCAAACACTCTAACATCCCTAAGGAGAAACACAATGGCAGGAAAGAAGAATGCACCCACATCAAATCCCGGAACGAGCATGGTGAAGTGGGAAGAGGAGATGGAGAAGCGTAGTCAGATAGCGGCTGCTGCAACGGCGGCAGCGAGCGGCACCTTTGTCGGGCTGAAGGCTGGCGTCATCTCCATTGACAAGGTGCCCGTCAAGGGTAACGAGATTGAGGCCGTGGTGCTCAGCCATTGCTTTGAAAACGCTCTGTATCCCGGCAAGTATGATCCTGAAAATCCGACGTCACCCATTTGTTTTGCGTTCGGCGTGGCTACACCCGACATGACGGCGGATCAAGTGTCCAAGTTGCAGGACACCATGGTGCCGCACGAGATGTCTGTTGAGCCGCAAGGTCACAAAGACAAAGCAGACGCCGGAAAACCCGGAGGCAAGTGTTCAACATGCTGGGCGAACCAGTGGGCCAGTGCTGAGGAGGGGCGCGGCAAGGCGTGTAAGAATGTTCGGCGGTTGGGTTTGATTGCTGGTGATGATGACAGTATCAAGTCTGCCGACGCTATCGCTGCGGAAAAAGTGTATTACCTCAAGACTCCTGTGATGAGCGGCAAGAACTGGGACAGCTACGTGAAGGACGTGGCCAAAACGTTGAAGCGCCCGCCGTTGGGTGTGGTGACCAAGATCGGAATTCAACGCGACGAAAAAGCTCAGTTCCTGGTGATCTTTGACGTTGTGAAGAAGATCGACAGCGCCGAACAGTTTGAGGCTATTATTGCGAAGGCGGACGACGTAACCGCGCAGATCTCCTTCCCATACCAACCACCGAGTGACGACGCCAAGACTGCCGCGCAGCCTGCACGGGGCAGCAACGCGGGGGCGCGCAAGTTTGCAGGCAAGCCCGCGCCAACGCCTACACGGGGCGCGGGCAGGCGGTAAACGGTGCGCTGTAGGCGTATTGGCAGCGCCTACAGCGGCCTAAACCTAAAGGAGACCAAGGTGGCACAAGAGAAGGTTACATGGCAGCGGTTGAACGATATGTTGCGCGGCACTGATGACGAAAAAGTGATTTCCAAATTGTTGAAGAACGAGCAAGAAGGCGCTAACCGTCCGGGCTGGGTGCTGCGCATTCACCAGCGGCTGAACCGCGTTCGCAGCTTCCGTGAACAGAGAGAATTGGTGGGAAGATGAAGAAGCGTGTGAATGTGTATTTTTCTAGAGATCACTGGTATACATCAGATCTAAATATGCGTATGACGGTGGGTATTCATCGCACGTGGGTTGCCGCAATTGCGCACGCAGTCGTGTATGTGAAAGGTTGACGAATGGCGTTCAAGTGCCCAAAGTGGACGACGTTGGATTTTGAGACGTTTGAAATAAAGCCGCGCCCTGATTTCCCACCCGTGCCGGTGGGCTGTGCGCTAAAACTTCCTGGTGAACGCAAAGGGAAGTATTGGGCGTGGGGGCACCCCACTAAGAACAACTGTACACCCGCTGAGGGGCACGCGCGAGTGTTGCAAGCGGTTGATGAGGCTGAGTTTATTCTGTGTCAGGAAGCGAAGTTTGATACAGAGGTTGGAATCAAACATATCAAAGGATTCGGCGCTATATTGCAGAAGCGCGGAATGGATACGTTCGTCCACGACACGAAGTACATGCTGTTCCTGCGAAACCCGCACGCCATAAGCCTCAGTCTAAAACCAAGCGCTGAAGAATACCTTGGGATGCCGCCCGATGAGCAAGATGATTTGCGCGACTGGATTCTTCACAACGTGCGCGGCGCGACCAAGGGAAATTGGGGTGCGTACATTGCCTTAGCGCCGGGTGACCTTGTAGGTAAGTACGCCGTGGGCGACGTCGTCAGGACTGATGGGTTGGGAAAGTTGCTGCTGCCGTATATACACGAACATGGGATGATGGAAGCCTACGATCGTGAACGGCGGCTGATGCCCGTACTCATGCCCAATGAGCAGGTGGGTATCAAGTGTGATGTTGACAAGTTGGCCGTGGATATCCCACGCATGGAATTTGACATTGAAACATGTGACCGATTTATTCGTAAGCGGCTGGGGAACAAAGACCTGAACGTGGGCAGTGACATTGACTTTGCGAATGCGTTGGCTGCGGCTGGCGTGGTACCCGACGACGCTTGGAAGATGACCAAGACCGGCAGGAAGAGCACAAGCAAGAAGAATCTGCTGCCGCACATGTTCAAAGACCAGCGAGTGTTCCAAGCGTTCTCGCATCGCAACAAGCTCAGCACCTGCGTCGCTACGTTCGCGCAGCCGTGGTTTGACCAAGCTACCGCAACGGGCGGCACCATCCATACGTCGCACAGGCAGGTGAAGGGTACCGGCGGGAGTGACGGTACGGGTGGCGCACGCAGTGGTCGCAAGCAGACCCATCCTAACTTTCAAAATATCCCAAAGAATTTCAACAAGAAGGATCCCAACTACAGCAAGCCCGTACACCTTGACGTGCTTGACCTGCCGCTGATGCGTAAGTATCTGTTGCCTGACAGCCCGAAGCATGTGTGGTGTAGGCGCGACTTCGCGCAACAGGAAATTCGCATCTTAGCACATTTTGAATCTGGTTCACTGCTAAAAAATTATCTTGACGATCCACGGTATGACATGCACCAGTTGGTGCATGACGGAGTGCTTGAAATCGTGGGTGTGGACTTTGATCGTGATCGTATCAAGGCGTTCAATTTCCAGGATATCTATGGTGGAGGCCTGACGGCGTTCTGTGAGTCGTTGGGTTGCGACTATGCCACGGCCAAACGCGTCAAAGCGGCCAAGGCTGCTTTGATGCCGGACGTGCAGGCTTTGCGCGACGACATTGAACGACACGCCAAGGAAGGCAATCCTATCAAGACGTGGGGTGGTCGTGAGTACTTCGTAGAGGAAAGTCACTACGTTGAAAAACACCAGCGCGTAATGGACTTCTACTATAAGCTACTCAACTATCTTATTCAGGGGTCTGCGGCCGACACAACGAAGGAAGCGCTCATACGCTATGATGCGCATCCCAAACGTGTCGGTCGGTTGCTGATTGACGTACACGATGAAATCAATATCAGCGTGCCCGCTAAGGCCGTCAAGCAAGAAATGCAGTTATTGCGCGAGGTTATGCAAAACATTGAGTTTGACCTTCCAATGCTGAGTGACGGAGAAACGGGTGAAAATTGGGGTAGTCTTACGAAGTTTGTTGAGCCAGAATTTACGATGAAGTCTTGGAGGAATACAAGTGCCAATCAAACCTGAAAAAAGAATTACCGCCGTCAGCTACAGCCGCTACCTGCTGTACAAAGAATGCCCGCTCAAGTGCTATCTGCAGAACGTCGCCAAGATACAAGACACCAGCCCGAGCACTGCGATGGATCGCGGCACGGTCATTCACAACATGGCAGCGGCGTACGTAGGCGGTGAAGTGCCGAAGATTGACCAGCGCGACGGCGACCGTTTGAAGCCATACGAAACGGTGATCAAGGCTGCGGCCAAGGGCAAGCTGCCCAAAGACATTGCCACCTTCAAGAATGAACTGGCCAAGGTGCGCAAGCTGGGCACCGCCATCGTTGAGCAGGAGTGGGCGTTTGACGTCAACTGGAAGCCGACGACTTGGTTTGCCATGCACGGCCCCACGGCGGCCTTCTTGCGCGTAAAGGTTGACCTCCACTACGTGCAGGAAAGCGTGCTACCAATTATTGACTTCAAGACGGGGAAGGTGTACGCTGAGAAGAACAAGGAACAGCTTGAGCTGTACGGGCTGGCCGGGTTGCTCATGTACCCTGCGGTGAAACTAGTGCAGGCTGCGCTGTGGTATACCGACGCCGGACACGAGGAGAAGCTTGAGGTGAAGCGTGAGGAATTGCCGAAACTCAAGAAAACCTGGATGACGCGGTTCGCGCCCGTACTCAATGACCGGCAGTTCGGGCCGCGTCCCAACGAGAAATGCCGCTGGTGCTTTTACCGGAAGAGCAACACGGCGAACAATGGCACTGGGAAGGAGTTGTGTCCGCATGGATAGAGAATTCGCGCCTGCGCAAATAGGTCGCCATGGAGCCGGTGGACGAGCCTCCCCTTGGCAGTATGCGTGGTGCGCGACGTGCAATGGGTTGCTAGGGCGCGACAGCCTAAGCGAGGAGTGGCATCATCGCGGGGAAGATTGCGGCAATACTGTTCCTGAGCGGTTGGACACAGATAAGACATCCCTCTCATTGGAAGTGAAGCCATGACGACTATCCCAGAAGAGAGACGACGTATCGCATCGCAGGGTTTGCATGATTACTTGATGGATCAAATCGAGGACTCGCCGCTGAAGGCCCGTCTTACACATGCGGAAGATTTACTGCGGGATTGGGATGCAGAATTGATGGCAGAGGGCTATGGGCCTGGACATTATTGGCGTAAGAGGATAGCCGCGTTTCTGGAGGAAGCATGACAGGGAAAGAAGAGGTTATACAAGAGTATCCTGACGCCCGCGAATCATTCGACTTTGGATGCGAAATCATCACAGGAAAAGGATTCGATGTCAAGGTTATTGGGCGCGGCTCCCCTAATTATGGACCTACCCCGTTTAGCGGGTACGACCACCAAAATGCGTGGGACAATGCTCTCAAGAGGCTACGTAGGCGTAAGTTGCGGACCTCCGTAGTCGAGAAGATCGCGCCAGCGCCCGCAGAGAATGCTGCCGTCTACGATCTTGGTTGTGCTGAACTGGAAGTAGTTGGCCCGCACGAAACACAGGAAGAGTGGAGCGCAAAGCTTGAGGCCAAGCTGAAGGCAGAGAATGTGCCCGTCTGCGAGCATGGAGTGTTGCGCGCTCGTAAATGCTCGGAATGTTCATACGAAGCAGAGTGCATGACAGACTTTGACCTCGAAGAAGAGAATGCGCCGAGTGAGAGCGTAGGGAAGCAGGAGTGGCCGAAATATTGGTTAGGCGAATGGCAGCGCGTGATGGGACTGGCCGTAATGCGACAGCGTACCGCTACTGAAAATTCTCAGTTGATTGCCAGTATCGCGATGCCCAAAGATGAAGCCGAGGCGCTTGGCAATAAACTGCTATCCGTACTGAGGCCCCAGCAGAGCGAGTCCCCGGCTGCTACAGCCATTCTCGACGGCAAATTTCCAGTCAACATCATGCCCAGCCTGCCCAAGGATGCAATCCATATGGGCACAGAAGCGGCGGCTTACTTGATCCTGAAGTATCAGCCCAAACTCCAGCATAGCGAGTCTTCGGCCGTGGAGGAGTTGCCGCTGCTAGAGCCTTATTTTGCCAGCCACATACTGACCTGTTCGCCCGAAGGAGGGAATACAGATTGCTACCTCCGAAAAGACGTGGATGCTTATGTGGAGTCCGCCCGCGCAACAATAGCCGCTCTCATCAAAGAACGTACGCAAGCCAATAGCATGATTCTTTCTTTGATCGCCCAGAAGAACGAACTCCGCCAACGTCTCGAAGATGCCGAGGGGTTGGGCGCGAAGCTGAGAGCCGAGAAGAAGGAGATCTACGAGAAGTGCATCGGACTGCTAAAAAGCATATCCGACCTTGCAGGAAATCCCGCAGAATTGGAAGCGCAGATCGCGGAACTAGAAAAGTAAAGGAGCCACCATGCTACACGTCCTACTCGCCCTCATGCTGCAACAGTCGACTCCGTGTCCCGGAATTGGTAGTTGGCGATGCCGGACACGCCTATTTATGCAAAGATGGAGCGTGGATCCCAGAGAACAGTGGTGTGATAGATTTGACGAAGCTATTCGTGGATTAGAGGTGCGATGAAAATAGTCCTTGAAAAGGACGTAGAGGTGCCAGTCGTGCAACGCGCACGCGACCGGGGAATCCTGGTGGTGAAGCAGACCCACGCTGGAGCGCGGAGCCACCCTGACCGAGCGTTCTACTTCCCACACGGGCGGTTGGTGCAGATAGAGTTCAAGGCTCCGGGCAAGCTGCCCACAGCGCAACAGTACGACACGATTACCAAGTTGCTGGCGTTGGGTTATGAGGTTTACGTAGTGGACAGCAAGGACGACGGACTTATGCTGATTGACTACTGTCTTGGTCGCGCTGCCAGCGGGCCGCGCCACGTTAGGTGTGAAAACAGAACGAACAACATTCTTGCCGCGTGCGGCGCAAAGCTGAGGAGCAAACGATGAAGCAATACGTGGTAACAGAAGAAGAGTTTATGTCGCTAATTGAAGGATTGAAACTAGAACAGTTTCATTCTGCCAGCGACCCCAATAGGTTTCTAGACGCAACTGGTAAACCGGATGTTCCACGTCTACATAAAGCATTCCATCATCGTGTAATCGTATGGATGCAAAGCATGGGTTTCAAGGGGTACCGTGAATAAGATATCAGGACAAGCATGGAATCCGCACCAGTATCAGCGCAAGGCGATGAAGTGGCTGCTTGAACATGCCTGCGCCGCGCTGTGGCTTGATCCAGGACTGGGGAAGACGTCTATTGTGATGGGCGCGTTCAAGGTTCTGAAGAAAAAGGGGCTGGTGACGAGGATGTTGGTGCTGGCCCCGCTGCGTCCGTGCTTTCTTGTATGGCCAGCTGAGTTGCAGAAGTGGACGGACTTCCACGGTTTGAAGATGATCGTGCTGCACGGCCCCGACAAGGAAAAACTTCTGCACGAAGAAGCTGACATCTACGTCATGAACTACGAAGGGTTGGATTGGCTTACCGGCACGCGCAAGTTCGGTGAGAAGAGCCGGCTCCAGCAATGGATGGCAGCCGGTAGCAATCAGGTGATGTTGACTGTAGACGAAGTTACAAAGCTCAAATCGACGAACAGCAAACGCTTCAAGCTGTTGAAACCGTGGCTGGGCAAGTTCAGCCGCCGCTGGACGCTAACCGGCACCTGTGCCCCCAACGGTTACATGGATCTATTTGGACAAATATATGTCGCGGACGAAGGTGTTTCGTTGGGTCGTTATATCAGCCACTACCGGCGTTCCTATTTTGACGCGGGCGGGTATGGAAACTATACTTTCACGCTCAGAGAAGGAGCCGACAAAGAAATTCAAGAAAAGATAAAACCGCTTGTGCTGCGCATGGACGCCGACGATTATCTTGACCTACCCAAGGTGCTGGTCAACAAGGTATACGTTGAGCTGCCCGGGGAGGCGAGACGCATCTACGACGACCTTGAAAGCGAGATGTTCAGCGTTCTACAGGACGCCAAGGTGATTACCGCGTTGGGCGCGGCGGCGGCCAGCATCAAATGCAGGCAAGTGGCCAACGGCGGAATCTACCTGCAACCCGAGGAAGACCCCGGCGTGGTGCAACGCAAGGACACACGTGAGTGGCGAGACCTGCACACAGCCAAGACTGACGCCGTGTTAGAGCTTATTGAAGGCGTACAGGGTAAGCCCGTATTCATCACATACGACTTCGCGCACGACCTTGCGCGGCTACGCGCCGTGCTGGGGAAGGATGTACCAGTGCTAGGCGGCAAAGGCAGCGGCCCATCAGGTATAAAGAATGACAAGATGCTTGAGGACGCGTGGAATAAGAATCTATTGCCCGTGCTGCTCGGCCACCCGATGAGTGTGGGTCACGGTTTGAACCTGCAATTGAGTGATTGCCAAGACATGATCATCCACAGCGACACGTGGGATCACGAGCTTTATGACCAGATGATCCGCCGCATACGGCGGCAGGGCAATAAGTTCTCGTTCATGCGGCTTCATCACATCATTGCTGTGGACACAGTTGACGAGGCACTGTACGCCAGCCACGGGTACAAGGGTGGAATCCAGAAGGCTCTCATGGACGCGTTCAAAAAGAGGCGCAAAATTCCTGTTTCACGCTTGTAATTCCGCCAGCGCGCAATTACAATAAATTCAGTAAGCAATACACGCAAGCGAGGGCACCGGCAGATGTCAAAGAAGCGAGGGAACCACCCACCACCAGAACCTGAACCAGCGCCACTAAGTCTGCTTGAAACGCTCCTGCTACAGGACGTTCCACGCGATTTTTTGCTGGCAAGCGGACAGCACCGTGAAGACGGTGTGTTGGCACAGCTTTCTAGATATGAGCTTCAAGAGCTGGTTCCGCGCACCGCGCAATTGGATGTACCCATGCCCAAAGAGAACATTCTTAGCTTGGCACGGTGGGTTGTAGAACGAGCTTTGCTGGTGAAACACGGTGTTACAGACGAGAAGTTGGCGGAATACGATGAGAAGGCTGCCAGATGGACAGCCTTCACCTACACAAACCACGCGGCGCGCGTCGCCGCTCAAACCAAAGAAAAAGCTCAAAGGAGAGCGAATACAGTGGCAGACGAACAGGTAGCGGCAGTGAAGACGGCAGCAAAGAAAGTTGCGAAGAAGGTTGCAGAGAAGAAGGCGGCGAAGGTCGCAACGAAGAAGGCAGAGAAGGAAGCTGGCCCGTCCGTGTACGAGACCATGGTGGTCGCAACCAAGAAGGAAGTCCGCGAAGGCAGCTTCTTCGATCAGGTGGTGAAGTTCGCGCAGAACCCGATCAAGTTGGAGACGCTGATCCAGAAGCTGGTGAAGGAAGTCGGCCCGTCGCTGCGCAGCAGCAAGGACCCCGAGCATGTGGTGCGCACCCGCACACGGGATGCGTTCAGCCGGTTGGGCTTCTTGAAGGTTGCCAAGGGGTAACGTTCTGGCTGTCGTGTATAATCTAGCCAGCCCAGTATGGGCTGGCTAGGACTTTCTGTAAGGAGGTTCACCGTGACGGCATACATGCGCATCAAGATGCTGCTGGAAAGCGAAGGATGGAAGCGCGGAACGTGGGGCAGCGGTGTCGTGCAGTTCACAAAAGGAAAGCGATACATAAACATCCAAGGCGCTGGCTATTGGCGTCTCTACAAAGGTGGTAGCCACATCAACGGAAAAGGAATTGACACACTGAGGGCGGCGTTATGATGGAAATCTACATACCAACACGAATGGCGATGGCCCGGTTCCATACCGCGCCGTTGCTCAAGGCGGCGGGCGTAAAGTTCACACTGGTGGTTGACAATGAGGAACAACGGGCGGCGGCGCATAAGCTGGGCTACAAGCGAACAATGCTCACGCCCAACGTGGCCGACCTAGCGGCTAAGCGTACGGCCATCAACCAGCAGCACGGCAAAGGCTTCTACATCTCCATGGATGACAACATCCAGGAATTTCAGGCCGTCATGCCGAAGTACATGAAACAGAAAGACCTTGACACCGGCAACACGGCGTTCGCTTGGCGCAAGGTGTTCAATCAACGGATTGCGCCCGCGGACATGGTGGACGCGCTGGGCGATCTGTCTGAAATGTGCGTCCACCATGGCACTGTATACGGCGGCGTGGCTACGATGGAAAACCCTTTCTTTCGCGGCGGTGAGCGCTACGCTTATCGCCGGTTTGTGAAGGGGAAGATATTCGTCATGGAGGCCGACCCGCAACTTGAATTCAAGTACAGTATGGTCGAAGACTCCTACATGACGGCGCAAGTGCTGGCCATGTACGGCAGCGTGGTCGTGGACAAGCGACTGTTTTACCGGGCGCGCTGGTACGAGCCCGGAGGCCATGGAACGCGAGAGCAGCGCGAGGCAAACGGTTTGATGGATCACCTGCGCAGTATCTGCGCTGAGTATCCAGGCTTGGTTGGCGTGGGCAAGGGCGGCAACACGGCCTTGCGCGTGCTGCGAACGAGTGAGAACGGAATCAATAAGTGGCGAGAGGAGAACGGGTATCTATGAAAGACAATCGGTTGGTGATTTATCACGGCAATTGCATGGACGGCTTCACGGCGGCGTGGGCTGTATGGCTAAAGCACCCGGACGCTGAGTTCGTAGCGGGTGTGTACGGCGAACCGCCGCCGGACTGCACGGGGCGCGACGTGATTCTGGTTGACTTCAGCTACAAGCGACCGGTGATGGAGCAGATCATTGCCGTGGCTAAGTCGGTGTTGGTGCTTGACCATCACAAGACTGCACAAGCAGACCTTGCCGGGCTGGACACAGTTTTTGAATTGCACGATAAAGTGAATGTGATCTTCGACATGGACAAGTCCGGCGCGCGACTGGCGTGGGAGCACTTCCATCCATTTATGGGTTTGCCGTTGTTCGTGCAGATGGTGGAGGATCGTGACCTCTGGAAGTTCTCACTTCCTGATTGCCGCGCACTTAGCGCTTACTTCTTCAGCTTTGAGTATGACTTCATGACGTGGAACGGGTTTCTCAACGATATGGAAGCCGTTGCGACGCGTACGCGATGCATCGCAGCCGGCGAAGCCATTGAGCGCAAACATCACAAGGACGTCGCCGAGTTAGTGACTAAGACACGGCACGTACGATACTTCGTGCATGGTGCGCTGGGTCCGATTCCGTGTGCGAACCTGCCTTACACCTTAGCCAGTGACGCTGCCAACCTGATGGCTGAGGATGCACCGTTCGCCGCCACTTACTACATGGATGCGCGCGGCGATTACGTATTCAGTCTGCGCAGCCGCGAAGACGGTGCGGACGTCAGCGCTGTCGCAGCAAAGTACGGCGGTGGCGGTCATGCGCACGCTGCCGGGTTCCGCATCAAAAGTCTGGAGGAGCTGTGAAAATTTACATCCCAACCTTGGCGCGTACAGACAATCAGATTACACTGCACAACCTTCCTAATTTAGTTTTGGAGGATGTGGTGCTGGTGGTCGACAAGAAAGATCGTATACCGTTTGGCGGTGCGTCTACTATACTGACTTGCCCTGCACACGGAATCGGCAAGGTGCGCCAGTGGATCATTGACAATCACGATGTGAAGAAGTACGGTAGGTCATTGCTGATGTTGGACGACGACCTGTCATTCGCCGTGCGGCGCAAGGATGATCCCACCAAGTTTCTACCTTCTACAGCTGCTGACGTTATAGCGATGTTGAACGAAACAGCTGATATGGCGCAAGAGTACGCGCATGGTGGAATTCTTAGTCGCGAAGGAGGAAATCGTGTTCTTAGCAACTACAAAGAAAATAGCAGAAATCTGCGCGCGCTATTTTACGATGTGACCATAATGCGAAAACTTGACATTCGCTTCGATAGAATTCCCGTCATGGAAGATTTCGATGTCGCGCTTCAGTTACTGCGTGCTGGATACCAGAGTATAACCGTGGCCCGGTATGTGCAGGATCAGATTCGCAGCAACGCACCGGGCGGCTGTAGCACCTACCGCACCCGCGAAGTGCAGCGGAAGGGCGCGCTGGGTTTGCAGAAGTTGCATCCGCAGTTTGTGAAGACCGTTGAGAAGACCACCAAAACCGCCTGGAACGGCGAAACCCGCACCGACGTCATGGTGCAATGGAAGAAGGCATATGAGTCAAGCCAACGATAAGAAAGTGACTTTGAAGCAGGTTGAGAAAGCGATTGAGAAACACATGTATTCTTGCTGTACGTACGCCAGTCAAGCGGAGTTGCTCAGGGACAGAGTTCTTAGCGATCTTAGGCGGGTGAAAGATGAATAAGCCTTACATCCAAGAACCGCCGTTTTCTGTTCAGGTTGAGCTTGTTCAGGGCTGCAACCTGATGTGTGGATTCTGTGGTATCAACGGAATTCGTGAGAAAGCTGGCAACTACGACTTCGCCAACATTGAAACAATCCACGCCACAGCGTCGCAGATGGCCGAGGCTGGCTGGACGAGCATGATCATCTTAGCCATGCACGGCGAGCCGAGTTTGCACCCACGACTTGCTGACTGCATTGCCACGCTGCGCAGATACCTACCTAAGAACGATATTACACTTGTCAGTAACGGCAGTGGATTCAATCGTCCTGGAAAGCAGAAGCAACTGGTTCAGGACGTGTTTGATGCTGGTCTCACCAAGCTAGCCCTTGACGACTACGAGCACAGCGGCTACATTCCAAAGTTGCTGACGGCTCTGGGAGACGACGTACCGTTCAAGGTGCTGCACTACCCGGCCGACGGGTTGGACACCAGCCCGTGGCGGCGCTGGCCTGCTAAAAAGCAGGCGATTGTGGTGCTGGCGGACTTGCAGAAAAACGCGGCCAACCATGTAGGCTTGGCGCAGCTCAGCAACCACTGTGGGGCCGCTGGGCCGCTTACTGAAAAACTTGCTGGGCAAAGGTGCGCCAAAGTTTTTCGGGAGTTTAGCGTGCGCTGGGACGGCGGCGTGGCGTGCTGTTGTCAAGACTGGAGAGGCACCGTAAAGGTAGGTAACGTCAACGACACGTCAATCGACAGACTGTGGAACAATAGCGTTATGCAGGCACTCCGGCGCAAACTGTACCACGGCGAAAGAGATTTCGGTGCTTGTCTAGGCTGTGACTATCGTAGTACACGCGTCGGGCTGCTACCCGATAAGATGGGTAAGGACAGTCTGCCGCGTGCCGATAAGAAGGACATGACTGTGTTGGCTGCGGCAAGCGCCGGTGATTCTTTGACGCAGATTGTATTGCGTCCGTGGGAGAAGTGAAATGTTTCTTTCTGACGAAGCAGTGCAACGCTTCATGGCAAAGATAAAGTACGATGGTGACTGTTGGATATGGCAGGGTGCTACCAACGGTCCCGGTAACTATGGACACATGGGTGTTCCTGGTCGTAAGACTATGACAACTCACCGTGTGTCTTATCTACACTTTATCGGGCCAATACCAGACGGTCTGGATGTTCTTCATAGTTGCGACAGAACACTTTGCGTAAACCCAGACCATCTATTTACAGGTACAGATGAGGACAATAAGAAAGATATGGAACGCAAAGGTCGTCAGCGAGATCTGACCAAGCGAACGGCGACTGGACAATTTGCGGCTTACTTGAAACCTCTTCCTATCGTTGACGATAGGAATGACAACCCGGATTATGCAGCATGGAAGGACATCTAGTATGGCGCGAGCAACGCTAAAGAAAAAGAGTAAAGCAGGCAAGGAGTATGCTTGTGATAGATGCACCAACAAGATTGTTGCGGGCGAACAGTATTACATGTGGAGCTTCCGCTATGGCGGCACACACTTCCAGCACGCCAGCCACGGTATGCCCAAGTTCAGCCAACTGACGCAAAGCAAAATGAGTGGCGCGTACAGAGCCATCGAAGACTGTGAAGCTACACTCCAAAGCTGCGGCAGCGCCAGTGAAGTCGCGGATGCACTTGGCGCGTGCATTGAAGAGATCGGCAACGTTCGTGACGAGTATCAGGAAGCTATTGACGCCATGGTTTCGCCCGATGGCGTGGTTGGTCAGAATTGTCAAGAGGCGATTGACAACCTGGAATCGTTCATCAGTGAGTTGGAAGAGGCACAGCAAGAAGCTGAGAATGCTGAAGAACCTGACGATGATGACGACCAAGATGCAAAGGCTGCACTTGAAACAGCGCTTGCAGACTGCATCAGCAAGGCAGAAGAAGCACTGGGCAGCGCCAGTTTCTAAGAACTGAAAGCGAGGGAAGTATGAAAAGACTTGAAGATTTGTTCGCCTTTATGAAGGAACGGTATTCTATCACACAGAAGAAGAATGCCGGTGAACCGAAGCCGTGGACATCAGACGAAGTTCTGCAAAAATATCGCTTTTGCAATATCAATCGCGAAGACGATACGGTCACACGGTGGATCGCCAAGAACTGGCGCAAGCCCAACGCCGCAGACCCACACCTATGGTTCGCAATGGTGGTGGCTCGGTTTATCAACTGGCCAGATACTTTGGCGGAGATTGAATATCCGCACATAGACGTGTTTGAGAAGTGGGTACAGCTCAGGTTCGCGAAGTCTGTGCAGTACAGAGAAGTAAATGGGTTGAAGGTGTACGGCGGCGCGTACACCATCAGCACCAACGGGCGCGCCATGGTGAAGTGGAAATACCTTGTTGAACATGTGTTCAAACCGCTGTGGGAAGCGCATGAAGAAATTGAATCCGTGCTGGCGACGCCACGATTGCATCTTGCGGCTCTACACGAAGAACTGTGTAGATTCCAAGGGTTGGGCAGTTTCATGTCTGCACAAGTTATCGCTGATCTGAAATACGTACAGCTGAAGAAAGCGCCCGACTGGTGGACGTTCGCGGCCAGCGGCCCTGGAAGTAGACGTGGGCTGAATATAGTATTCGGCGCAGACATGAACCGTAGCTGGCGTCCCGGCGAATGGGATGAAAACTTCATGGAACTGTATGGAAGAGTGGCGCTGATGTGGGCGTCAGAGGGATTTCCGCGCATTCATGCACAAGACGTTCAGAACAGTTTGTGCGAGTTTTCGAAGTACTACAAGGTGCTGACGGGCGCGGGTAGACCACGACAATTGTACACAGGAGTATGATAATGCAATTCATACTGGTAGAAGAATCGTTAGTGCTAGAACCGTGCCGCACACCATGATCAAGGAGTCCTAAGAATGTACGTCCTCAACAAGAAGAAAGACAAACTGTACGCCGTGAACTATGACACTAAGGCCGTCGTAGAATTGGGAATCATATTGAGACTTGAGCGCACCGCCATGGGTGTTATGACCACCGGCGGTCGCAAGGTTGACCACAGAATTGTGAGCGTATATCTCACCAATCGCACACGACTAAGAATACCAATCGCTTTGTTCTACGAGGAGGAGTAATGCACGTAATCACAGCAGTTGACGTAAATGACGCATTGGCACAGGGACTTGAATATATTTTCACGTACGGCAAAGAAGAACCCAGCCGCAACGGGCCGGTGCTGGTAGCACCCACGCCGGTGACCACCAAGTATCTGTACCCGCACCGACGCGTGCTATTCAGCCCCACGCGAGATGCTAACCCGGTATTTCATTGTCTAGAGGCGCTCTGGATGCTCGCAGGCCACAACGACATCGCGTTCCCCAAGAAGTTCAACAGCAAGTTCGGCGCTTACAGTGACGACGGCGTAACCCAACGTGGCGCGTACGGCTACAGGTGGCGGCAGTGGTTCGGGTATGATCAACTCAAGGTTATCATCGACGAGTTGAAGACCAACTCTGCCAGTCGTCGGTGTGTGCTTGCCATGTGGGATGGAGGACAGCTGTCGTACTGGGATAACGACACAACTCGTGGCGAACCACATCCGGGAGACCTTCTTGCCACGACAGTTGACAAACCATGCAATACTCACATCTACTTCCGCGTTCGCGACGGTGTGCTTGATATGACAGTGTGCTGCCGTAGCAACGACATTCTGTGGGGTGCGTACGGGGCCAACGCCGTCCACATGAGCTTCCTGTTGGAGTACATGGCCACCGCCATCGGTGTCAGTATGGGTGTGTATTATCAGGTCAGCAACAACTACCACCTCTACACTGATGTCCTGGGTCGTGAGAAGGGAGAACAGATTATAGAGGAATGCCACGGGGCGCTGTTAGTCGTTGAGAATGTGCCGCTTGTGGCAAACCCAGAAACCTTTGACAAAGAACTTCAGCGGTTCATGCAAAACCCCGGCGCGGCGTTTGACTATGAAAATGAGTTCCTGGGCCGCGTTGGTATGCCGATGTATCTTGCGTGGGAAGCCAAGTCGACGTCTATCACGGATGCGCTAGCGCACGCAGCTTACATCACTGACACAGCTTGGAGATTAGCATGTACCGAATGGTTAGAAAGACTTGAGGTAAGACGAAGTGGAAGATAGAACCGTTCTAAAGAAGAAGCTGCAATTCATGCTTGAGGGCAGCGCGGTACAGCGCTTCCACACACGAGCACCGCTGCGACCCAATACCGTGGGGCACCATAGCAACGGCGTTGCTCTAATCTGCTACATGATCTGGTGGGGTGACAACGCCTGTCTACCACGCCCACATCTGATACTGGCAGCTTGTACGCACGATCTTGCTGAGCAAGTAACTAGTGACGTTAGCGCGCCCGCCAAGCGACTGCTCGACATTCGCGATATTCTACACCTTTTAGAGAACGAAAAGTTGGCTGACCATGGCATGGACTTCGATCGCTATCTAACAGAGGAAGAGCTGGCGGCGTTGCGTATGGCCGACCTGTTTGACGCCATGCTGCTGTGCTGCCAGGAAGTTGCGGCGGGTAACAAGATGATGATACTGCCGTATAGACGGATGCGTGAATGGGTGCGAGAAGTCTACACTACGCTCACACCGACCATGGCTGAACTCTTTATGGCCATACAAGAAATCATGCAGGAATACAGGGAGGAACCGACTTATGACTGTTTCAGCTAACCCCAATGACCGACAAGTGGGCGGCACCCACTACCAAGACCAAGCAGGTACATGCCCCCACTGTGGCGGTACCATCCAACACTGGGACTTGTTCGGCCGCATGAACTATCTGGTGGGCTACGCAGTGCGCTACATCATGCGATTCAAGAATGGCGAGGAAGATCTGGACAAGGCCATTCACACTATTGAGAAGATGAAGTCTGTGTTCTATCCAAAATCCAAAGATAAGTGCGGCGGCGATGGGCCGTATGCACCGCTACTCACGGCGCTACCCTACCCCCTACCCGGCGCTCTAGAAGAAGCCGAGAAGTGGGCGCATCAACACGCAGAAGACACCATGCGTACTGAGTGGGCTAACACGCGACCTCCATTGTCTGAACAGGAAGCTGCTGACGAAGTGCGTGCCCGCGCCACGGCGTACGCTAACGCCAAACCAGATGCTGACGTGCCACGAGGTTACATACTTGAGGAAGTCAGTTCGCCTCCGGGCTGTTGGCATTGGCGTAAGGTTGGCGGTACGTGGGGGGTTACATATGAAAGTCGTGCGTCGGCGCTGCGAGCACTGCTAGAACACAGACTTGTTTTCAACACTAAGTAGTGGCGCATGTGGGCCGCTCGCCCGCAAATGGCGCAAACTTACTGGCCATTTGCGGGCGCTTTAGCGCCACAGCCGAGGATATTATACGTACTACCCTAGCGGGCAACATGTTCGGACGCAGCCCGCGTAAGTTCCGATATCGGCAATTGCGGCGCTGGCTGCTACACAGGCCCATACAGGCCGCTGGCAACCTAAAACGGGCATGAATGCGTTACTAGACACGCAATGTTGACGCCCGTGGTGCCGTACGCCCCCAGCTTTTGGTACCACGGCTTCGGTGCGGTCAGCGCGTCAGCTTCCTTATGCACATCTACCGCTATACTATGGACTTCAACACTGGTACCGGCTATAGATGTAGATATTGCGGCGACGTTAGCGGCTATCAACGCTGCTCTTGGGCTTGCCAGCGCAGTGTTGAATCTGTCTACGGAGGCATTCCCAGACGTGAGTAAGGCGTTGGTTTTGTCAAACAACAGACTGGTCTTGCTGTACAGTGCGTCACCCTGACTGTCCCACTTGGTCAGGTTACGGTCTTCGTGGTCAGCAGCAGTTTCAATATGACCAACAGTGCCGCGAATCGTGGCAAGCGTTCGGTTCACGTCTGGCAACGTACCGCACGGCGCGGGCAGGCATGGTCGATTCAGTGTGTCTGACGTATTGCTGATAGCGCCGGTGGCAGCTTTCAATAGCGGTGCCACGGCAGCGAGCGTCGTTTTGGTTGTGGCAAGCGTGGAGTTCAGGTTGTCTGTCGTGATCTTAGAGCTGACTGCGACAGACGATTCAATTCGTTGCAAAGACCAGAACGTCTGCAATGCCACAAACACAACGACCGCCCCCACTACGGGGACGGTCATATATGCGAGGATGCGAGCAATGCGTTCCATCGATTACCCGGCAGTCGCGTTGGTGATAACACCAGCGGCGAAAGTGTACGCGGTTTGGATCATCCAGTCAACCACGCCCGAACCCATCACGGTAAGATCATGGCCTGCGGTCTTGGCGTCAGCGATGAACAGCGCCTTGGCTGCGGCAAACTTGTCCGCGTTGGTTGCGCCCGTAGCCAAGCTAACGGCGTCAATAGCCAGCTTGCCAAGATCAGTCTTGGCAAAGACGATGATGCTCTGCTCAACCGACGCCAATTCTGCCACGGCTGCCGCCTCAAGACTTGGAAGATTCTTGGTGAAAATTCCCGCGAAAAACTTACCGAGCGCCGGTAAGATAGATGAAAACTTGAACGTCATAGGTGTTACCTCCTCCGCTTTTGCGGTTACTGCTTTGGGATGTTTGAGTCCGTTTTGACTATGGATGTGTCTGTGGTTGTGGTTCCTGGCGGCATGTCTGCCGGGTCGCGCCCCTTGGTTACATCCTTACCCGTCAGTATGGTGGATGCGATGGCTGCCAGTGCGGACACAAGTCCGGTGCCCGCTACCAAGGCGGCGATCCTTAGTGACGGATCAGTACGCGATCCGGCGAACAGATAGATCATCAGCAGGATTGCGCCAATAAGAATCAGAAACGCTATAGTATTCGTGCTGATAGTCTTCATTTTACCTCCGGTGCAAAAAGTATACCACGCGCCTTGAGTTCATCAAACGCTAGTGCGCATTCACGACACGGACAATCTGATACAAACTGTCTGAATTTATTCAGACAGAGAGTTAGGACGTGGGTGCGTTGAAGTGGAGCGGTATGTTGTACTGCGCCCATACGGCCTCCAGTCCGCCTTGCTTGTACGCAGCACGGTCAGCATTGGTAGGTACGGCTGGAATCTCAGCCAGCTCAAAGTGATCATTGTCGCCTTTGCAGCCGCCGCGCAACGGCAACCCCGCCGCTGTGAGTGCTGCTATCATCGCTTTGAAGTGTGCGTCATTCACGTTCCAATCAACAGCGCCGCCCGTGCCCACTATGAATGGAACGCAGTCAATCGCGAAGCCGTGATTATGCTGTGACCATCCACCGCGTGCGTTGGTGTCAACCGGCCCCGGCGCTGTGCGACCCTTGGCGTAGTCAGCATCAGAATCGGCATAGCTGCGCAGTGCCTCAACCACACGATAGTAGATGCCTTGCACAGCTAGTGCGTCAGACGCCTGATTGGCGCGTGCAATCACGGCTGGATGAGAGCCTGCTAATCGTTGTTCACTCAGAGGTTCCATTGTAGTCCTTCCTCAAGCTGTGTTCTGGCTAAAAAGCCGTGCAGGTTGTCCCAGCCACACCTGACGTATTCGTAGTCCAGCCCAGTTTACCATTCGCCGCGTAGCAAGCGAGCGTATTCGTGCTGGGTGGTGTGTCAACAACAAACTGATGAGATTGATTGGAACCTGTTGTTCCTGACGGATTTGAGCCCGCTAAAGTGGTTAGGTCAACCGTAGCTGTCGGCCCTCCTGGGAAGCTGTTGTCTTCGACTGGATTGCGGATAATAGCGGCCCCCGGCAGCGTTGAAGCATGGTCAAAAGTTATGACCACTGGAATCGTTGATGTTGTAGTCACGCAAGCGTCAACGTAATAGAAAGGCGACGCTCCGTTGCTCATCTCTAACTTAGTAACTGACCCCCACGATGAGCCTGAGTAGTTTGCGCGACGAAACGTAAGGCTTGGTGTTGCCCCGTATGCGGAAGACACAAAATCCCAAAGACTATCGGCATAGTTCCCCGCTTGCGATATCTCAAACGATCCGGCAACGTTTGGAAGACCTTGAGGCAGTAAAGACGTGTCGACAACTCGGTAGCACCCACTATGACCGGATGCCGGAGCCTGCGCCGGGATGAAGGTCGCTATCGTGTTGGGTGACGTAGCATGACTGTAATTCATAGTCATGGGATAGCCGTTGAATCCGCCTCCGCTCAAACCTTGTCCGACTTGAGTTCCCCAGAACTTATCAGTGAGCGCCACAGGCACCGGACCACTGTGGTACGAACCAACATCCAATCCGTGAATTTCCACCTGCGAGTCAACGCTGGTGATGCAGGTCTGTGAAGTGATAGTATAGACAAAGGCACAAGTCACACCCTCCACAACCGTACTGGTGTTGGTGTGGTCAATATAGATATACGGAATACTGGAGCTGACCATTTCGTCCTGTTCCGTGTAGACATTCTTCAATGTTAGACCTGAGGATTGTGATACTAAAACTGTAGGCAGTCCAGGGTATCCGTAAAACTCGTTTGCCGTGAAGTTGGAAAGAAGAATCCTACTCACGTCGCTGAAATAAGGCGCATTTGCCGGGGTAATTTCAAGTGTTGTGTTTGGATTAGTTGCCGTTGCGTTCGCACTGAGCGTAATTGTAGTTCCCGTCACACTCGTGATAGTTCCTACAATAGTTTCGCCCGACAAGTTGCCTGTGCGCGGGTCGATATTGTCAACCGTTCTAGCAGAGGCGCCAATCAACTTGTACATGTTGTCCGTGGTGATATTTGTATAGGTCACCGTAGGCGACCCGCTTGTAGTAGACACTCCCGTCGCAAGTTCGTTGTACCCGATCTGTACACCACTCTGCCAGCTATCGACCGCAGACCCACAGCATCCGCCGATACCAAAACCAAAGGGGTTGACGGAGGGATAATTACTGCCGCCCCCTGTGACTGCGATTGACGCCACATGACCGCCCGATAAGGTGGTCGTGAACGTGGCACCTGTTCCGCTGTTTAGAGTAAACAATCGGCCCCACGTTACTGTACCGCTGCATCCCGAGCCGAACCTGACACCATCGGGTGAAGCCGCTTGAATCACTCCCTGGAAAGACCGTGCGTACATATACGCCGGGGTTGAACATCCGCTGGTGCTAACAAAACCTATTCCTGTGCCGTCGGGAGGTGGCTCTGAAAGTACGTTCTTATACTGCGACTGGTCAACCAACCCCCAGATATATGTTGGGTGACCTACGAAAATAGCGCCTGAGTTAGATTGAAACTCAATCCCAGACATTTGAGTATACAAGCCCCCGAAAGCCGTGTGGGCGTTCGTGGAGTAGATGTGCGAAAGATTCGCGCCTGTTGCTGCCACTAGAAGTAGCTCAGTTCCACGGAAACTCTCACCGACTGGGTGGATAGAAGTGTTATTGAGTTGAGTGATTCCCGGAATTACCACTCTGCCCGTATCACTCACGCTGGTGATGTTCGCATGAGGTAGCGGAACCACGATTGTCGTAGCACTGACCGAGGTCGGATATAACTCGTCCGCGCCGCTGAGGCCCGCGCAACCTCCGCTAAAGCCTGTTACCGCAAAAGGGATAAAGGGCGCAGACGTCGGCAACCCTGTAAAGCTGCCGGTAAGCGTGGCCACGTTGCCGGAAACTGCGCAGGCCGTGACCGCATATCCCGGGCTGGTGACCGTCCATGTGGCCCCCGTTGGGATAATCAACGCCATCGACGTAGTACCGTTGCCCCAGACAAGATGGTCGAAACTCTTACCGAAAAACATGGCCGCATCACACGTCCCGCCTCCGTTGGCGATAAGCTGTGCGCCGCACGCTGTTATCTGCGCCGCAATGTCTGACCCGCTAAAGGTTGAAGCATCCAACTTCCCGCGAAACACTTGAAAGTATGTGTTAGCAGTCGCCCACGAAGGAAGATTGTATGCTGTGTACGTGGTTCCTTTAGGCGTTTCACACTGATTGTCTTGCGGCACGTAAAACATTCCAGAAACATTGCAATTAGTTTGATCCGACAAAGCGTCTTGAAGCTGCGCTGCGGTAATGTTAGCGACCCAACCGCCAACGCCGCAAGTGTAAGCCGTGTTCGGCGTAGCAGCTACATCTAGATACGGCTGGCCATAATTCGCTGACGAACAGGTAGCGCTCGGCGCTCCGCTTCCTGTTATCTGCGGCCATTTTATCTGCGACGCAGGATTTATCTGTGTCTGACCAAAAGCAATGCCGCAAAAAGCTAGAATCGTCAGAAATATCGCGTTGCACTTATACATGTCATACTCCATTTATTTGAACTTCGTTTATACCGCCTTGGCTGTTCGCCGATCCAAATGGCGTGTACGAGTAAACCGTCGCGGCTGCCAATGATTGGACAACGGTGCCGAATGTGTTGAAGCTGAGAATTTTGAAGAACAGCTCACGACCCAACCATACTACGGGTATCGGTAGCTTTACAATACCGATGCCATCAGGCGATAAGAAAGCGAATCGCGAACCTATGGTGTGATCATTTCCGACACCCGGCGACGGTGCGCCGAATACACCACGGTTTAGGTGATTTTGCGCGGTTTGATAATACACTGTGATCGTAAACGCTTGCCCGATAAACACACGAACCGTGTCGGGGACGTTAGCGGCCATGGCAAAGCCGAATGTTCCTGACGTAACGGCTGCCAGCAACGCTGCTGCTGAGAGACCCCATAGATCAGTGGGGCCTCCGTATGTCTCAACCGCTATAACTGGTGAGAACGGTGTGTTCGGTGTTTTGACAGTGCCGAACGCAGCACCATTCCATAAAGATACCTGCGAAAGAACGCCAGAAGTCTCGCTCTGCGAAACCAGCGCTGCGCTGACTTCAATACCTAGAATCGTGGAACCTGCCGGTATGCTGATATCAGCAAAGTTGGTGAAGTTCAGATCGCTGAGACTTGTGACAACAGGTTCGTAATGTGTCCGGAATTGGTTGCCGACATACTGCCACACACTCGATCCGTATTGCGTATACGCTACAGAAGAAGAATTAGATTCTGTTGTCCCGGTTGCCTTCAGCGTGTAGCTGTTTGGACCAGTTAGATCAGCCACGGCGTAAGTCATCAACTCGTACGGCTGTGTGGGCATGGTCGCCTCAGCAGCGACAGTTGCATTATTCGCAAAATTAGATACGAAAGTTAGTGGTTTCGCCCACGCCACACCCTGACCGCTAGGAACGCTAAACGGAGGCGGAATGGAACTGTCGATAACTGGCGTAGCGCTGGTGTAGTAAATCGCATAGCCTGCGGCTGTAAGCGCCGCTGAGCAAGCCGTCCCCGCGCTCGTAGTGGTTCCACTCTGCGCTTGAATCATTATTCCTTGACCGGTAAGCAGACTAAGCAACGTGCCGATAGACGGTCCGTATAGTTCTGTGAGCGATGAAGACGAAAGAGGGTAGCCCGGAAAATACGTGCCTGCGGCAGGACCACCGCTAACCATAGCTGCCGCCGCACCGTAAGACAACGATCCAAGCGCTGGGCTGCCGCCTGTAAACGATGCGATAGCAACTGGATAGATACCCTGAATAACGGCGTCAGCTGGCAGTGACGGAACCGATAACGTGCTGAACACAGCGGCGGCAACCCCGTTGATATAATTGCCTGGACCAAGCGGCTGTGCTGTAAGCTTTGCACGGGCATTGGCGCTTGTGTCGTCACCGGCTACGTAACACGGATACTGAAAACCGTCTTCCGTCTGAACGCTATAGCTTTGCAACTCGCCGTTGCTTTCAGAAAGATCAACTGCAAGATCATTCGTAGTGTCTGGCGTATTAGCTGCGGGCCAGTCAGCTGTCAGGTCTCCTGTAGTCGCGCTACCGCTCGTGGGATTTCCTATCGCCGTGTAACTATTTCCTCCGTCAGTTGATACATACACCTGCGCGCCGCCAAACTGTGAATCTGGCGAAGAAATAACAATCCAAAGCTCGCCTTGATTGTTATATCCCTGTAGTGCTGCCGTGGGCTGAAAGATTATCGGTGGATTGACATCTCCAGCCGGTTTATTCACGTTGGGTGTGTATGGTACCGGCGCGACGGCAGCCAACGGCAATGGATCATTCATACCGTAGACAAAAGGTTGCGCTTCACATGCGAACGTACCGTCTGCGGATCGTTCCTGAATGCTGGTGATACGCACTGGCTGACCATTGATTCCAGCCAGCGGGTCTGTAACTGTTATCAAGTCCATAGGTGCAAGCAACGCCCACTTAGATGACAATGTGAATTCGTATATGTCGCTACCATACTGCAAACGCCGGACTTGAATACCCAGCAGCAGTCGCGCCACGGCCACGTCCTGCACTGCATAGTTCTGTATGGGGTCAGCCTTACGAACGCCGTACAGTGCGATTGACCCCGCGTCCGGCACACTCACCACACTGGGATTGTAGTTGCTAGTTCTGTTGATACACTGCATCTGCAGTACGTTCGGCTGGTTGACACGAGCCGCCGTCGTAACAGTGATTGGTGAGTCCTTTCCGGTGGTTATGAAATCACCATTGACGGTGCTAAGATTTGCGATGGGGCCGTTAGCTGTGGGTGCAATAAAGATGCTACCATTACCCACAGCAGACACTTCAGAATAAGGGATACTGAACAGCTTGAATCCCATGAATACGGGTGCTGCGTTGGCGGCGGCGTAAAGAAGATCAAGCCACGCACTTGCGGCCTGCTGACTGTTCATAGTCAGAGACCCGTACAGACCGTTGGCGCGGCACTGCGCCCTTACTTCATCTAACGACGAAAAGTCTATGAAATCTTCAACGGGTTGCGGATACCCAGACGGCTGTGAACTCTTGAACGCCAATATGCACATCTGGTTTGGGTTGCCAGCAATTGCTAGACCGTAAGTCCCTGGATTCTGCGTCACGCGCTCCAGCACCAGATGATACTCGCTGGCACCGCCATACAAACCACTGTCAGCGGCCAACACAGCGTCCCAGTTTGGCGTGTTGGGCGTGTTTGCGCCGTATGGCGTATTCCACAAACCGATGCCCAGAATATATGATGCGAAGCCATTGGTGTTACTGGTAGTGATGTTGGCCGCGCCGTTGTGCCCCACGACAACAGCGTCAAATATGTTTACGCCAGACAATTCAAATATACTTATCTGCGTCCCACTGCCAGGAAATCCTGCGATCGTCACTAGGTTGTTCAGGCTGCCGCCCAGCGCCGTGGCATACCATGCTTGACTACTGCCTCCGGTTGTGAATACCGGCGTCCATGTGTTTCCGTCGGTGTCTGAAATAGCAAGTGTGCCACCGACCACACTGCATGACGCTAACACAACTAAGAAATTTCCGGGCGTGTTTGGAAGATCGTAGGGCAGCGCATCGTCTAGAGCTAGACCGTACGCCATCTTTCGTTGTATGCATCCCGGGAAAGAACTGGCGTTCAAACCCTTCTGCATCTGCGTGTAAGATGGCGACGACGGATCACCAATAGCGGCTTGCGCTATACCAGACTTGAATATGTCCTCAATCATGTCAGCGAAATCTGCATCCCCTGAACTATACAACCCGAAGCAACCTTGCGTCTCAACCTGTAGTTGTGGAATAACCCCGCCGCTGCCAAGGTCAATATCACTACTTCCTACGCCTGCGTACATGGGATATAGAATCTGTTGTTCTGGTACGTTTGAATTGGCGTATTCATCACCACTGCCCAGTACAGGCTCAAACTCTAACCGTTGGCGCGCCAACGGCGGCTGATTGCTGGTCGCGGCCGTCAGCTGTGCGTAGTACACGGTGACAACACCACTGATTCCGGGTGCGTCAATATACACCGTGTTTCCGTATCCTGGTTCCCACCTGTAGCAGAACGGCCAGTTGCGCACGCCGCTGCCATGCACGGGATCAGGCCCAGTTTGCAGCGTATTCCAGAATGGAATCTGCATAGTGCCGGTCTCATGAATCGGCCCCTGCCCGCCGTAATCGTTGAAAGTTTCATCGTAAGCGTCGGCGATGCTTACGCCCAACACAGCGTAGAAATTAGGGTCTGGTATAGATATAGAACGGATATCGGTGCCAGTCACAACGTGTGTGGTGAATGCAAGAGGGATGGTGCCGCCGTTGTTCCATATCTGCAATACACCCAAGATAGGATTTGCACCGATAAGAAAATCGATGTTCTCAATGTATGTCGCACCACCGCTCTTCTTCTGACTAAAACTTTGTTTTCCCTTTTTACCGCTGCCGCCTTGCCGCAAATTGGCCGTCCATATGGCCAGAAGATTGCTCATGGTGGTGCCGTATATGGTGGGTATAGTCATACCGTAGGTGGCCGCTTGAAGAAGACTGCCATAAGCATACGGCTGCTGACTGGATTGATTCTTTCCGCTGAACATTACGGTTTCTCCCATGGGTCAAAAATGGCCATGGCAGTAAAGCATGTGGCCGCATACTTGACAGCGTTGCATTCAGCCACAACAGGTTTCATGGCGTGTATCATACGAGGCCATGTTGTGACGATACCGCCGTGGTTGTACAGCGTGCTTCCAGCAACCTTGAACAGAACTATATTTCCTGGCAGCGCCGCCGTGGGTGTTCCTCGCGCTATGGTCTCCATAGTCTTTTTGACGTGACGTATCAAGCTCAACATATAGCGATCTTCTGTTGTGTTGCAAAACCAGTCGCTTGAATAAACGCCGAGGTCTTGTTGCGTGGCCGCGCCTATATCGGTCAGATATTCAGCTATAAGACTGGCGCAATCACATCCAGCGCCTTTGACGCGACCACCCAGTCGGTACGGCGTACCTACCCAGGAACGAGCGATTTCTACAGATTCTTCACGACTAAGCATTCTATCCTCTGTTCAGACAGCGGTGACGGGTGCTGGGACGTAGGGGAAGCCATAGAAATCTCCGTCACTAAGATTTATTGGTGCTGCGGGTGACACATAGAATGTGTCCACCCCCGGCGTGGGTGCCCACGGCAATGGGCTGTAAATGGCGAACGCACTGTGGTGATTGCCGTTCCCATCTGTGAACGCACCGTTGTTACCAATAGCCGACCAGTATCCAGCCAGCGTAGCACCGGGACCGGACAAGAACACCATGTAACCGCCGACGAATATGTTGCCCGGATATATCTTACCAGGAGATGGACTGGTGCAGTCGGCTATCACGCTAACTGTGGTAGACCCTGCAAACGCCGTGAACGTCGGCTGTCCAGTTTCACCAGCCACCAAGCTCGCTCCGGTATACCCGGCCAGTGTTGACGTTGACTCAATAACGTTCGGCGGCAATTTTTGCGTGACCACATCAAGAAAACTAGATACTGTGAAAATCACGCCGCTGCGACTGGCTTTGCAGCTGGCTACACGACCGCCGAACCAAGGGTATCCACCTAGGGTCATAGCGTCACCTGATGACGGCATGAATATCTTCCATATGCGAACGGGCCAGTTATCAAAAATATGATTAGTGGCAAGCTGTACAGGATTGGCCGTGGCCAGTGACTGTGTGAAAGCATTCACGCCGAGCGTTTGCAGGACGCCTGGAGTCCAGTTGACGGTTGTCTTCTGTATCTCTGTTCCTATCTTTGTAGTGAGGTCACCGCGTGTAATCACAGCGGGTTGGAACGTACCCCACGGCGCGTACACCACAGGCGCTTCGTGATCGGTAAGATAATACGATGCCGGATCGCCGGGTGTGCCGATTATAAACAGATGGCGAATAATCGGGTCGTCCGTGCCTGTTAGATACGCTTGGCACGCTACCGTAGAATCAACCCCGTAACCGTTTGTACACTGACGCATTTCTAAACCCCTTCGCTTATGCTGCAACCGGTCGCGCCGTAGTCAACTTCAAAGTTCCGGCACCGTTTTGACTCTCGCTTCCGCCGATGGTCCAATACCCGCCGCCCTGCCCAGCGCGTACGGCGGCGGCACCGACGCCCAAGAATTTTTCAAAGTCTTGGCTGTCGGCCTCAAATCTTACACGGAAGTAAAAGTAGAATTCTGCTGTGATAGGTGCCGTTGGTCCGACATAATACCCTTGATCAGTCCAAACAAGACTACCACTGCCATCTGGTGTGGTGCCGCCAGCATCGTTGAACACCGGACGTGTGCTGCCTGCCGTACCCGCCACAGTTGCCTTCTGGATGTGCCCTGCGGGGTCCAGGATGGTAGCATTTAGGGCGTAAGCGGTGCCCGCAACCCACGCAGCGGCCCCAGCACCCCATTTGAGGTATAAGCCCATATAGCTAGCGCCCGGTATGGCCAGCCCCGGCCCTGCGACAGTGTATTGCCCCGGCGCGGTGCCTAAACTGGCCAACACACCGCCGCTATATACATCGATGGTTCCGTTCAAGTCAGTTACGTCTTCAAAGAATATACCGTCTAGCGTGCGCTGGATGGGGCTGTAGTAATTGCCCATGCCATCGTTGACCAGCGAAAGTTGCGCCAGTGGCGCGTTGATAGACATTCCAATGCTGAACGCGGTGTTGGTGCCGTTTATAGGACCTGTAGGAATCTGGCTAAGACCAGATGAGGTCCCGTCTAAGACGATAGCGTAAAGCTTGTCACCGACACTGGGCGCAACGTTGAACGCTATCGTACCAGCCACCAGAAGGTAATCTATGGATGGACTCATGAATATACCATTTAGGAATACTGACAGAACCAGATCTCCACCACTTACATGAAAAATGGAGTTGACGCCGTTTACGGGTCCTGATGGAACTTGCTGTGTAACTGTAGCCGTGCTGCCGTTCGCCAACCCCGCAACATATATGTGTGATCCAACCGAAGGCGCTGTGTTGAATGTGATGGTTGACCCTGAAAGAGTGTAGTCAAACCCTCCTGGCGTTTGGTATATACCGTTTAGAAAGACCATGGCCAGCACAGGTGTGCCGCCGCTTATGGTGAATACTGTGTTAGTGCCGTTTATCGTACCACTCGGCACTTGACCCAACGGCGTCTGTCCGGCAGATGTTGTAGTCAATCCAGATGCATACAGAGAATTTCCGAACGCGGGAGCTGTTACGAATGTGATTGAAGAACCAGACAATGTGTAGTCAACACCACCCGGAGTCTGAAAAACGCCGCCTTGAAACAATAGAAGAAACAACGGCGTAGCGCCTGTGAGCAACGCGGGGCCAACGTAACAATCATCTTCGTCAGTGAACAGAAAGCTGCCAGCCTTACCACCCATCTGCAGAAAAAACCCCATCAACGTACGTAACTCTGTTACGGTAGTGTAGCTACCCCACGCAAAGTCATGTAGAAAATCATAGATGAGCGTGTAGTTCCACGTTGGGTTGATGGTCTGTTTTATACGAGTTTCGTAGGCGTTGGGCGCACGCGTGTCCAGTGTGTCGAACTCTGGAGTCTTGAGCATGGTGAATGTGAGACCCGGCAACGTTGGAAACACTGGTAGCGTCATTATCGTGGCACCTTGATTGCGCCGGAGCTCACAGCTCCGCGAACTATATCTACAATATCACTAGAATGAGCCTGTAACGTACTCCGCATCCCGGACCGATCATACGCTTGCACCTTTGGTTCATAGTGTAAATGTACGGGCGATCCGCCGCCACCTGTGGGCGCGTTACCGGCAGCACCGCCGTTCACCATCTTCTCAAATGTAGCGGTCTGCCCCGTGGTAAGCACGCGCTCACCACCGTGACCGATAATAGGCACCGCGCCACTGCCCGGAATGATACCACCAACGTCAAACGAACCCAGCGCCATAACTGCGGCAAACGTGACGGCGGCGGCTATGGCACCCAACTCCGGCCCCACTACAGGTATGCCCGCCAGCGCCTTGAACGCACCGGCTGCGGCGGTCTTAGCGTCAATGAAGATTTCTTCAGCCGCGGATGTTTTCTTGATAATAGCACTAGTGCCTGCGGCAGTGGCATCGTTAGCCACAATAGCTGCATTCTTGACGCTATTTACTATCTGCATTTTTACAGCATTTTCAGCTGCAGACAGAACCATTTTTTCCCACACTATTTCAGTCTGCTCAATGAGGTCGATGCCCATCTTGCCAAACGCGCGACTGATGGATTGCGTTCCATTGAATATACTCTGCTGTGCTTTGAAGAAGTCTGTCTCAATGGTTTGGAAAGCCTTCGTAAACGGCTGAGTGATGTCCTGTGTTATCTTGCCGTTGTCCGTAATAGCGGCTGCGGTCTTCGCACCCTGTGCTTTCAAAATCTGATTGGCTACTGATTGTTGTTGCTGAATATTCTTTTCGTAACCTTCGTCACCAGGATGAAGGTTCTGTGCAAGCACCTTGAGTCGCGCCAGTTGCTCATTCAAATCCTTCAATTCAGCAACATACTCGGCCGCGTGGATGGCGGCAAGCTGCTGATCTTCACTCAGTTGCGTGATTGACCCACCTGCGTGCGCGGCAGCTAGCGCGGCTTTCTCAATGGCATATGCGCTGGTCGCTTGTATATCTTCGCCATTTTTTATTTCGCGATAATAATCCGCCCAGTGCTCGCCTGTACGCATAACGTCGGCACCCACAGAGGCCTGCCATTTATTCATGTCTGCGATGTTGCGCTGCACGCCTTCGTCACTTATGTATTTGTCCTGCGACGCCAGCCCTTTCTTCACGGCTTCTTGCAGTTCGGTATGCATACGACTCTGAAACTGAACGAACTGTGTCAGCACTTCGCGAGCTTGGTCACTTCCGCTTTTGAATGTGGTAAGATAAGCTTCCCAGAAACTAGTTCCTTCGCCAGCTGTGAATTCACCATGCGTACTGACCATCTGCGCTTTGTATTCTTCAAACTGATCACGAATCTGTTTCAGTTTGGCAATATTCGGGTCTTTGCCCGGTTTATCGTCCTTGATTTGCTGGTGCTTTGCTTCTTCCGCTTCCTTAGCTTGTTCAGCAGTGAGCGCGTTTTGTTCACCCTCTAACGCGGTTATCATCTGCAGCAACGCTGTAGCTTCTTTGTCGTAGCGTGTAGCAGATTTATCGTTTCCAGATGCTTCGTGGGCCTGTTTTACCTTGTCAAGAGTTTCGTAGTATTTTCCATACAGAACGTCGCCGTAGCTAGTAAGTTCATTCTGCTTTGCCTGCTCGGTGTTCGCCATCTGCATCCACTTCACATGTTCCTGAAGCATTATATCTTCATCATGCAGCCCAGCAGACCCGAACGAACCGGGTAACATTTTCTGTAGTGTGGACGGTGCGAGGCCACCCTTGGTGATGTCAAGGTTGAGAAGACGCAGTTCTTTCTCATACGCACCATCTAAACTCTTTTGGAATTTGTCAGCGGCGTCGGCAGCTTCAAGCAATGCGAGTTTGGCACCGTTGAACGGCACCTTTTCAATCTTGGCGTCCTGCTCCTTCATCTTCTCAGTTTGCAACTCTATACTGTCTGCAAGATGTTTGAAATCAAGGTCTAGAGCTTCAAGGTTCTGCCCCAGCTTGTAAGCGCCGGTATTGCCTATGTCAAACGATTTATATAGATACTCGCCCAGCTCCACAACGGCGTAGCCAACGGCTGCTATCAACGCGACGGGCATCGCTGCCTCTAGCAACGGCCCCATGATGCTAGAGGCAGCGCCGATTCTCGCGATTCCGTACTCAACACCTGTCAAACTGCCAGTGGCTAATCCGGCTGCGATGCGCGCCGTACCAAACGCCTCTGCACGATTGTACGTCGCGGCTGTGTCGACCTCACTGGCGACTGCATTGGCTCGTAGACTAGCTGTGTTGGCCGCGTTGCTGGCAGTGCTAGCGTTGACAGCGGCTACGGCTGCGTTCATCGCCTCTGTGAAGCCCAGACCGCTGGCAAGTGCTTTATCGTATGCAGCGGCCAACTGCACACCAACTAATTCACCCTTTTTAGCCAGTGCTTGATATGCTGCGAGAGCAGCATTTGTCGCACTTATGGCGACAGTCTGTGCGGCGTTTTGTTCCGCAAGCGTCGCTGTACTGGCGCTGAGCCCTGCGTTGGCAGCCGTGGCCGCAACCGTGGCCTCTGTAGCTGACGTCGTAGTGGCTTGATTCTGCAACCACAACAAACCCTGCGCTTCAATCTGAGCGTTGGCTTCTTCAACGGTAAGACCAAGACTTGCTTCTGCGGCAACTGTCGCCTCCAACGCCGTCTGCGCGGCTGCATTCGCCGCTTGCTGCGCTGTGAGCGCGGCGTAGCTGGCCGCTACGGCCTCAACGGATGCGGCGTATGACGCATTTGACTCAATGGCGAACGCCGTACGTGATGCCTGCTCGGCGTCTATACCGCGCCGAACGTTGGCTGCGGCTATTTCCTTTGCTGACCGTTGTACAGAAGTCTCTGCAAGAATAATCTGCGCAATGTTCTCAGCGGCCAAGGCCTCGGCGGCTTGCTGACGCGCTACAATCTGTGCTGTAACACCGTCTATAACAGCCTGCTCGGCAGCTACCAGAGCGTCATGTTGCGCGATGTTGTTTGCCAGAATTGCGTCAAACTCTTTGAAGGCGTCCATTACAGCATCGATGGCCTGCTCTTCAAGACTGGTTTCTTGTACAAGGTCTTCGATACCCACCTTGGCGGCGGCTAGCCCTTCTTCAAGGCCGGACAAATCAACGCTTGTCGTGAAATTTAGACTATTGTCCTGCGGCATGGTCACCATCCATCATGAGCTTGTCAACTAACTTCTGTAACGACGGTGAGTTCTTCATCCACGCTGGCGCTTGCTGTGGCTTGCTTACCAACTTCGGCATGTGAAGCAAAGTTCCCATGGGTGTGTTCTGTTGTGCTGGTGCCTGCCGCTTATCGTCACCTTTGTACCCAAGAAATTGACCAAGAAGAATATGCGTGGGCGGCTCTATAGCCATGTAGTCACACGCATCCCAAACGTCGGTAAGAAGCATTTCGTCAATAGTTGGGAATGTGTAGCCAAACGCTGTAGCTATACGCCCGTAAATGACGAGCCAATCTATTCCGCCGGACTCGCCTCGGCCTCTGCTTTTCCCACTGATTCCTTCTTGAAGCCGTTGACGACCAACGCCGCCTCAATAAATTCAGCATACTTGCCGTCTACGAAATAAGGAAGGTTGTCTATAAAATCCTCCGTGACAGGATTTCCGCCTGACTCTAAGCTGGCCAACACAAGCCGCGTGTTCGTTTCTGCTGACGACATTTTAGTGCCGTCTGTGTTTGAAAACACATAACCCCGACCCACCTTGGCCGTAATGGTGGTCAAGGTGTAGTCGGTGCCTTCGTACGAAACAATCTTTTTCAGCATGATTCCCTCGCTTAGTTTCGTTTAGAACTGGTTGTACCAGTTGAGTGGGTTATCCGCCGCGCCGGCGAACGCTGTAAAGTCGGTGGTGAGCATGGTGTAATCGTCCTGCTTGGTCGCCAAGTCGATCTTTCCAAGACGCACGTTGGGTAGATTGATGCTGTTCACAGCGCCTTGATACAACAGTGGGATTGTCATGGACAAGATTGGCCCCCAACCCATGATGTGATTCACGGCTGTGAGTGTGGTTCCCACTGCCGACTGGCTGTAGGTGTAGCTAATGGCGATAGGTACGAGCGTGTCCGCGGCCGCGAACGTGTACGCGCCCGTGCTGGTGTTCACCACATACTGTCCCGTTGCGGGTGTACCTGTAGGTAGACGCAAAAACTGGACGCCTGTGGTCAGATTCACTACGCCAAGGTCAGACACAAACACGCCAGAGCTAGGCGGCACGAGTGTCACCATGTACGGCGTGGCCGGAATGGTGTGCAGCTCGTGATACGCCGTGCTGACAACACCGGCGGTGACAACATCAGCGAAGAAGCATTGGTTGAAGAACGCGTTATCCATCTGCGCGAACTCAAACGTACCCTTGATGCTGCGCTTGCCGATGGCGCTGTCAACAGCCCACTGCTTCTGACCGAACAGCTCTTTGATGTCGCCAGAAATCGTCATTTTGATGTTCTGAATGATGCCCACCTCTTGCGGTGTGGGGTCAACTGCGAGATTGCCAGCCGTGGGTGTCGCGAACAGTACGCCAGAGCCGAATTGAATTCCAGGAAGGGGTGCCATGTCGTTCTCCTTTACGATTTTAGATGCCCACCAATATCTTGATGGGTATATGAATAAGCGACGGTGTGTCTAACAGCCCCTCGTCTGTAAGACCATCCCCATCCTTGTAACACTGCGTGACCAAACCGCCTAGCGTTTGGCCCGAACCGGCTCGCTGCCCATTCAATAATACCGTAGCTGGGTTGCCCGGTACAATAAGTGTCGTCAGCAAAGCGTCACTCAGAGCGTCGTAGTAGTTATTCAACGCGGGCGACACAACATCATCAAAACTCTGACTTCCAGGAAGATACACAAACCAGCTGACGCCTATTTCTTCCTTGGGAATTTTACGAACACCGCCGCTGGTGTTGCGTGTTGGGGCCTGGAATTGGAAGAATGCTGGGTACATGCTGGGATCAACGTCTTTGAAATGACGAAATCGCCTACTCATGTACGAAAACGGTGTGGTACTGGTCTTCAGGGCCAACGCAATAGAGAACAAGTTCTGCATGATGCTTTCAGTGCTTACACTCACCGCATCACCTCACCCATAGCCTGCTGAAGTTGTGACGACATCTCTGTTTGCGCTTCGTCAACTGCTGGGCCAAACCATTCCCTGTGCGGTGTGGGTGGGTGGTTCACAACGCGTGCAAATATACGTTCCCCTTCTTGCATGAACGCCAACACCTTAGCATTGACCGGCACGATCTTGTAGAAACCACGCCCACCTTCTTCAAAGAATATACCGTACGGCGCTTCCGGTCCTCCGGCAGTGACGTTGCCTGAAATAACAGAATTTCCAAGAAACCGCGTTGGAATCTGCTTCACAGTACCCAGCAACTTACCGCTGACGCTATTCAATACCCCGCCAGAAAGATTGCTGCGAACTCTGTCCGCAAGCATACTGTTCACGATATCAATGCGTTCGGCCAACACGCTACGCGCCAACAACTTTTTCGCATCAATGTACTCAAGCACATTGGCGGCACTGTCCGTGATTGTAAACGCGCGACCCATTGGCTAGTTCCCCACGCTACGCCGCTTGTAGTAGTTCACAACACGCAAAATCTCTGGGTCAAGAAGAAGAGTATATGAAGTAGAACCGACATCTTTCATGGCGACGCTACGCTGTCCAATCCAGTTCCTGCGCTTGTAATTCAACGCGACCATCTGATTGACAGTTTGAATGATGTCGCTCGGCGTCCCTGCCGCGGTGTATGAAATCACCACCTGCTTCCCTGCGTCACCGGCATTGAATAGATAAAACCCATTGCCTTGCACATAGTACTGACCCACGGCTGGCGCGGTTAGCGACGGTGTGAGCGCTCCGCCGCCTACAAAGTATGTGACGCCTTCGTCAGCCAACCACGCCGCGCCGGTAAGTAGCGACTGAACCTGAACTATGGGCGTACCTGTGGTGGGAATCGTATCAAGATCAACCAACGTCTGTGTCGCAAACCCGGCGTTATAGCTAACTTGAATGTTTGACAGTCCACGAGGAAACCCATAACGCGGCCAGCCGCCTACGCCGTACGGGTACGTATAGAATGTGTCGGGCGCGTTGCCAGCCCCGGTCAAAACTACGATACTGCGACCACTGTTGCCAATGCCATAGCCCGCGCTGCCCGCGCCGGTGCTGGCTTGTATAGCCTGCCCGCTCACGGTGACAGACGATATGGTATTGATGGGAAAATTGCGGAGGTAAATTTCTGCGTTGCCGTTGCCGTTGTATGTTTCAACATAGTCGACGGGTTGTGCATATGGCGAATTGAAAGGCACGCTGAAATTCATAGGTCCGCGCCCGGTCAATCTAAGAAACTCGACGCTGGCTGCCGTCAGGCATAGCGCCATGTTCCCGGCCACATTAGACGGGTCAGGGCTGGGCAGTGTAACGCCTGCCCAGCTCGCCGCCGATTGCACCGTTGAAAGATTTACGTTCATTGTCGTCATTAGCTAATCCTAGTGTAAAGGGTTGTGCGGTACACCAACCCCACCTTCCGCGAGGGGTGGTGTACCGCACGCCTTCAACGCAGCCCGTGGAAAGCGAGGGCGAACCGCAAGCTGCGAAGCCTTTAGGAAATGCCGATACCAGTGATAACGCCGGTCAGCCAAGGGGTGTAGTGCCCCAAGGTTTCGTCCGCATAGGTGCCGAACGACCAAGCGCGCTGGATGGCAGGCCACTCATACCCGTAGTAATCGCGCATCAGCATGATGGAGCGCGTGTACGGAATACGAGACATCACATATGGATTCTTCGTGATGTCGAAGTAGATCGTACCTACGGGAATCATGGGGTGCATGTGCAGTGGGATGATGTTTGCGCCGGTAGGGCTGTCAACCGCGTAACGGCTCTGGTAGCCGGACACGATCATACCGCCGACGATGTTGTCCTGATTGTCCTTGGTCAGATACACCTGATAACCGCTGGCGGTCTGGCTTCCGTTCTTCAGGATGGTGCGTTGCAAGCTGGTGATCGCATCAGGGCTCCCCCAGATGGCATCGACACCAGCTTGATAATTGGTGAAGAAGTACTCCAGCGCCGTTTCAACCTCCAGGCACTGACCGCCCTGTAAGCTAGTGAGTTGCGCACCTTGCAGGTCCTGCCAGTAGCCGTAGGTCGCAGCCCAGCTCAACAGACCGGTGAAGTCTGTGGTCTGCGCGCTGTGATCAGCGTTCAACCCGGTTGCGTTGGCCAACTGCGTCGTTGTGACGACGTTGGTTTTCTGTGTGTACGTACCGTACTGTGTCACCGCCTGGAGGTAAGCATTCGCCGTGGTCGGGCTGCCGCTGGCGCTGATGAACCACGCGAACCCGAAGGTGCCGTTGGGGTAACCGCCTGCACCAACGGTGCTGGCAGGCTTCACCGTGAAGGACGCGGACAAGTTGCCGCCCGACGTGGTGACGCTGTTGCTGGCCGCCGACAGCGCGGACATACCGCCATTGTAGGTGATGCTCGCTCCGGTACCGGGTGCGCTCACGTTGAAGGACGGAACCAACCCGTTCGTCACATTGGGCGCTGCCTGATAGCCATACTGCGCATTGCTGGGATTGCCCAGACCGGTAAGAAGGATAACGTACCCTGTAAGCGTGGTGGCCGTTGTCACAGCGCCGCCCGCTACCAGCGCCGCCACGGGGGTGGGTGCCGTGCCAAGTGCAAACCCGTTCTGTCCGAGGCTGCCCGTGCCGTCGTTGCCAAGAAGGATAATGCCTTCCTCCTGCAACCACAAGCTCTGCAATCCGCGCAGATGTTCGTCTGCAAGGTTGCCGGTAAAGCCTTCGCCGGCCCACTCTGCCTCAACCGTGACCAAACGCTCAACGCCAAGACCCTTGTAGGTCGAAGCGAAGTTGTTCTCGTCCGGCGCACTGACCTGTGCGCGCTGGCCTTCTGGTACGCCCGCGTACTGACTGCCGACAACGCGGTTGGTCTTCCACTGCGCCATGGTGCCAACGCCCGCATTCGGTCCGCTGGTGCGTGGAATCTGGTCACGGAACGGTGTGTTGACCGGGTACAGCAACGCAGCTGGTCCGCGAAGGTCGATAAAGTTGTATCCCAAGCTGGTAGTGACTCCAGCCTTGGACAACCCAAGATCACCCTTCCAGGTTCCACTCACAATCTGCTTCATGACGATGTCGGCGATGCGCATCCGTTCGTCTGCGGTTGTGATGGCACCCTTCTTCAACAAGCTGAAAGAGGAGCCTTTGCTAACGTCGCGCTTCAACTCGTCAATCTTGGCCGGAAGCCATGCGAGGTCGGCGCTCTTCGCAGCAGCCTTCTTGAAGGTGCTGAGATACAGGTCATTTGCGTCAGTCAGCGCCTTGTGCATTCCAGGGCTAAAGCTGTTGACGCTGCTTTGTCCTACGCGAACGGAGTTCATTTGTATTCTTCTCCTAATTGCGAGTTGGTTTGTATCTTGTTCCGGTACGCTCATCGCGTTCGGAAAAGAATAATACTATTGATAAACTACGCTGCGTCCGCTCGCCGCAGCGTAACCCGTTTACAGGCCAGCCGTGGTGGCGCTGGGTGCGATACCGGCAAACGCGAAGGCTTCTTCCTGACCGTCGCGTCCGACCACACGAACGCCCTTGCTGACGTCCGCGGTGGCACCCGCTACGCGAACACCGTCGGGCGCAAGCGTAGTCTTGCGCAAGGCGTCAAGTTCGGCGTCGAGACGGGTCTGCGCCATGGACTTGATTGCATCCTTGTAGGCGGGCGTATTGCGCAGCTCTTCAGCGGCGGCAGCGACGTCAGTCTCCAGGGTTGGTGTAGCCGTAGTCTTCACAACTGGTGAATCGGTCGCAGCTTCAGCCGCCGCCGTAGCAGCCTTGAACGCTTCAACCGCCTTCTTGTGCTCGTCGGTATCGCACTCGTCGGCCATCTTGTGGCAGGCCGTCGCCATCGCACCATGAGTCTTGGCACAACCCATGCACGTCTTGGCCATGGCCTTGTGATGTTCGCCGGCAGCCTTGTGGAATTCCTGAACGTCAGCAATGACTTCGTGGACACCCTTTGGCCCTTCCTTTGCCTCGACCACGTCAGCTTTTGACATACCGGCATGTGCCGACTTGTGGAATTCGTGCATGGCGGTATGGTGTTCAGCCTTGAGAGTTTCGCCGGCTTCCATCTTCTCGTGATGATGTGCTGTCTTGGTGAGGTGCGTCGCCATCGTTCGCTTGGCCAGCTTGTCAGCCTCTTCGCGAGTCTTTTGCAGTTCCTGCTCCGTCATGGTGGTGTCTCCTGTAGTGGATTTGTTGCCAACGGCAGCGGCCTGCGCAGCCAGCTCCCTTGCTTCTTCCTCAGCCAAGACAAGAAAAGTCTCAATCAAGGAATCGAGGTTGTCAGCGATTTCCTCCGGTACTTGCGAGTCATCGCCTTCCATATCGCGTTCATACATAAGATCGCGACAAATATAGCCTAGCATACTCAGCACTTCGGCGAACATACCGACGTGATACAAACCCTTGCGAAATCCGCTCTCTGCAGCGGCCTTGTCCACACGCGCCACGATACACTTCGGCGGCGTGCGGTACTCAACGAGCGCTTTTTCGCTTACTTCGATGCCGTTCTGACGCGCGGCTGACTCAATCCGGGCCTTGACCTTGCTCTTCTCAGTTTCTGGTATACCCTGCGTTTGATCAAATCGTGCCAGAGCGTTTCTGATGTGACTCTTGGTTTTGGCGTCGTCACCGGGAAACTCAATCGGCAGTTTCCAAGTTTCGGTTTTCTCCGGATCGCCCACATAAGCGAAGCAATGCGCCTCAAGCGCTACGCCCGCCACGGTCTTTGTCTTGGCCATGATACTGCTCTCCTTCTTTTTGAATTTGACCACTTCGACGCTGCCGTTGGCTTTCACATGCTCAAACCCTTCGGCGGTACATGGGCTGTCCACGTAGCTGACCTCGGCAAGACTAGCCAGCCCATACAGCACAGCCACGTGAGTCTTACAGGTAGGGCAGTAGTTGCTACGCTGCTTCAATCCCAGGTCCGTGTCACAAGTTACACACTTTCGCCAAGCGTAGCTTCCGCCTTGACTGTACCCGGTATAGTAACCGTCCTTGAGCTGCTGGTGCATCGCCTCGTTGATTGGCTCACTGCCCAGCCATATCTCACGCTCGTCGTCGTTGAAATCCAGCTTGGTGGCTTTGCCGCCCACATCCAACCCGTGCTGAATACGAATGTTGCCAAGACTGGCCTTTTGACCAGCCTTGGCCGTGCGCTTTAGCGCCGCCGCCGACCATTCCATATAGACTGGTTTAGCGGTATCGTAATGGCAGATTTCGCCGTCAAGGTCTTCCTTCTCAAAGGTGGCAATACCCCAGACGGTAGGTGCACCCTTCTTCGCGTCCTCGACCTTGCGGAACGGTACGAATTTTACGAACATCCCATCGGTTGGAACATTCGGCACTACGGCGGCGCTGGCCATGCGAGTATCTCCTTACCGAAGTGGCGTAGGCTGTGTGGGGATGCTGCCTGCCGGGAATCCTGTGGGTTGGACATTGCCTTGCAGAGGAGCGTTGGCGGTACCGCCGTTGCGCGGCGCGGGCTGCGTATTGCGTATAGGATACGGCATGGTGGGATTGTTCTGGTTCGCATTCTTAGCCATTGATGCTCCTTTTCGCCTTCAAAGCTTCCTTCGTCCACTTGCGAAAACTCTTGCGTCGCAGCTTGCGGAACTCGGCACTTGTCATACTAGCAGGTTTTAGGTTGGTGTAGTCAACCTTATTGCCGTCATTGATAAATTTAGGCGGCGGCGCGGCTGGTGCGCCGTACTTACTGGCGCGAAATTGATCGGCTATCATCTTCCTTGACTCAGGCGTCTGAAGCTGTGACAGTATGTGGTCAGGCAGATGGCTAACGTCGCCGATAAGGTTGCCGTCCTTATCACAGGTGATGGATACGGTTGGTGTGTCGTCGGTGGGTTTTCCAAGACGTACTGCTTCAATGTCCGCAGCCAGCTCGCCGTCTACGAATTGTATCTCTTCTGTCATTGTCAATTACTCACATTTCTAGCTTTGAACCTGTCGTCTATGTGCAGAAACAACAATAGCGACATACCCATACCCAATATCGTACCAGCCACGGTGACTGCTGTATAAATCTTGGTTTGCATTACCTCTATCTGACCCACAAGGTCAGCTTTATCTAACGCTTCTTTCAGCTGAAGTTGATCCACCCGGTCAACAACGTCTTTTATCTGTGATTCATTCTTAGTGGTTCTTTCCTTAGAATCAAGGATTTGAACGCCCTGCGCAGCGTTGCTGGTCATATCGTCATGTAACTGACGCTGCTGTGTATCCACGGCCAACGCCACGCCAATCACAGGCTTTGGCGCTATCGTCGACATTATGCGCGCAACATACCCGCCGCCCGCCGTAGCCGCACTGACGCAAACACATACGACAGAAATGACAGTCTTCAACACCGATACCATCCTTTCATATCTAAACATTAGATGCTGGCTTTACAGCTGCTTGAGCTCGCGCAGCCGCGCCAGCAAGTGGGACAGGACCGTTGGGTGTGATAACCATCAGTTCATCAGCCTCAGATTCGGGTCTTGGTGACAGCCCTCTGTCATCGCGAACTTCGTTGATGGTCTTTACGCCGCCTGAAATGTAGATTTTGTCAACTTCAGCTTGCTTGGCTGGGTCAAGTTCGGTGTCAGTGTCAAACACCAGCTCATAACCGGGATATCCCATCTGCCGTTGTATTATAAAGTCTATCGTATCCTTCATCCACTTGATACGCGGCAGCATCCCTTCTTTTTCGCTAGCGCTCTGCCCAGCTTCTGCGCTGGCACGGTTCAATGTTTTCTGCAACCGCTGTGCGCTGGTGCCGTACCCGAACGCAATCTTTCGTATCAGATAGTCGTCAAACACGTCTGCGAGTACAGGTTCTGGAATCTGTATCACCTGATCCTGTTTGGAATCGGCGCGATCGTGGAATCCAGGCAGCAGTCGCCACTGCCGACGACGGGCTAGGTTCCCAGCCATTTCACTATTCATGGCCTGCATGGTTTCGTTGATAGAATCGGGGGTTACGTCGTTGGGGACAATATGTACCAGCCCGGGAACGCTGCCCTGCGTGTAGTACGCCATAATAAATTTCAATCGCTCGATACCGATAGCTATTTCTTCTGCCAACTGCTCGGTAGCGCTGTAGCCATATAACTGACTGGCCAATGTATTCCTGGGCGCGATATTGCTTGGGCGATAGCACAGCTGATTCTGTGTCAGCATGACGCGAGGAATGCCGTCCCATAGTTGTGTATAGGCTGGGCTGGGTACGACCGGCGTGTAACCTTGGTCGTCAATCAGTCGAAGGATGGTGGTGCCGTCAATAACTCTGGCCTGCATCAGATCGCCGTTGAGATTTCTGCGCAGTAAGATGCTTGGTGCGTCTACCACCAGCAAATCCTCAAGCAGTGGCCGACCCCAAAGGCTCCATGGATTCTCACCGTCAGGGCACATCCAAAAATCTGTCAGTTTAGGAATAATGTTGTCGCCTGATTCACGCAGACGCTTGTCCTTCAAACTCTCGCCGGGTCGTCGAACCAACTGGATGGTCCATGGCAGGTTCAACACCTGATCTTTCACGTTCTCAATGCAGATGCGCGCCAACGGATACGTCGATAACTGCCGCAAGTTCTGAAATGTGAGCGGTGCGTCCGGCCTCGGTGTGATGTTCTGGTTCACACCCTGCCAGAAACTGAATCGCAACGGCTGGCTTCCAGGCGGTCCGACGGGTTGCACGGGCTGTAGTGCGCTGGGCCAGTTCTGCGAGTCGACGCCGGCGATCGTATGCTCGGGCTTTTGATACAGACGACCGCGCATTGCCGCGCCCAAACGGGCCAGCGTGCCAAGTTGAATTATTTGTCCTTCGGCCATGCGCGCAACCTCAACACCCATCCCATGTATACCACATGCGTGGCTTGCATATTGTCTTGTGGACGTACGATAGCGGCTTTCTCAAGACCATACCGCTCACGGATCAACTTTTCTTGCTCAGTTTCCGACTTTCGCGGCGATCGGGACGACATTTGTCAACTCCGTCTTTATAATGGGACTGCCGCTGCGCGCCACACCTAAGCGGTCAATCATGGGGAGCTTGTTCCACACCGCGCCGCACACCTTGCAGACGTGTTGCAGCATGAGGCGTCCATTTTCCTGCATACCGCGGATAATGCCGTTGGTGTGACCACAGCACGGGCACGGCTCATTCACGTCTTCTTGTGGGATAGGCGGCGGCGGTGGCGGACCGAATATCTTGATGAGCAAAGCCACGAACGCATTGATGTAGAAAAGTATCACGCTACACGTCCCATTTTCCTGACCTGACCGGCGCTGACAGGCTGCGACAGCACATTCTTCATCTCCTGGTGACCACACTGCGCACAACGAATCCCACCCGGAACACGTTGTAGAATAGCACACCCGCAGATTTCGCCGTCGACCACGTTCTGACAGCGCGGCGTGTTGTCGCCGAACGGTATCTTGGCGATCGCGGCGGGGCGCACGTTCGGCACCTTGTCGCTAAACGGGCTGTAAAACTCCACCATCTCGTCAGCAGCTGTGTGCGCTACTTCTTCCTTCACGGCAACCCCGGTCGCTGCCGCTAGCGTGTCCTGTCGCCACTTGCGATTCTTCATATCTTCCTCCTGCTGCTGTAGCAGCCACGCTACAAAGCCGCTTTTGAAGCCGTGCGCTTGCAAGTATACCCCAGCCTGTGTCATCATATCGACGTCGTCATCGTACCGAATTCCTGGGAACTTGGTGATGTGCTCAATAAACGGCCCCGTCCATGCCGCGTTGCGATCGACATACCAGTTGTGCGCCTGCCACTCGCCGCATACGGCGTACATACGGCTCACCTTGCCGCCCTCGGGATCAACGGCAATCATCCCGGCCACTTTTTTGCGCATAGAAGCGATAACCGCGCTCCCATTCGCCTTGTCTTCAACCAGATTTGCACGCGCTTTCCACTTCAAACGCTGACGATTTATCTCTTTTTCAGTCGCCGGCGAGTCCAAATGTTTGGTCACGACCTCCAAAATGAACCGATTCGGCCCTTTTACACCCACGGTGCCCACACATACGAAGTCACTCGTCTTCGTGTCCTTGAAAGCGCAATCCGTAGACGTTATCACAACATCAAAACGATCTGGAAGGTCAATATCGTTCTCGCCGGTATGTGGATTCATGCCTCCGTAGTACATGATATCCATCAATTTGATCATATTTCCTTCAAGGGACGTCGGTCTCCCTTGATATTGCGTCGTCCATATGTGTCTCAGAATCTTCCAAGCGTTCACAACCGACGGCGTAAACCTGTCCGGCTGCAATACGTCACCCAGCGGACGTTCGTGAACGGTGCCGCTTACAGGGTACACATATTTCTGCGTCAACGTTTTTGAGTCAACCGCGTCCTCGTCAGCCTCAAGCGGGATGCAAAGCGTCGTCCATTCAGGGTCTTTTCCGTCCGCAACGAGCTGTTTATCAGCTTCTTGGCAGTAACCGGTCAAGTCGAGTTCGCCGGTGCGCTGCTCAACGATGATCATAACGTCTTCGCTGGGGTTGTTCAAGCGCGAACGCCATGTGTTGCTGAACCATGTGTGCAAACTGGTTACAATTGCCTCGCTGGCGACCTCGTCAGGCTTCAAACCGTCATCAACGATGAGGAAATTGCCGCCAATTCCCGTCAATGTGCCGCCCACCGACGTGGCGAACATCTGAGCCTGGAAGTTGTTCTGAAACTTTGACTTCTGGTTCTGATCCTTCTGCAACCACACCCGGTCGCCCCACAGGCGTTGGAACCACGCTGACTCAAGCAGGCGGCGACGTTTTACACTGTGCTCTTCGCTGAGACCCTGCGCGTAGCTGGCACACACGAAACTTTGATTCGCAGTGCTCACCCCAGCGCCCTTGACGCGGCACCACACCCACACCGGGAACATAACCGTGACCAACATTGACTTCAGCGTTCTGGGAGGGATGTTTATTATCAGCCGTCGGCATTTCTTGGCCGCGGCGAGTGACAGATACTCAGCGATCAGGTCGTAGTGCCAACTCCAAGAAAGCGGATTCCCGGGCTCAAGAATGGTCCATGCGGCCTTGGCAAACTCAGTAAACGACGACTCAAGCCGTCTTTTTTCTTCGAACGTCGTCTGCTCGTCACTCGTACGCTTCTTGTCGTCTTCCATAGACGCAAGCAGGAGCAGCAGTTCGTTCTGTTCTTCTTCACTCAGCTTGCTTATATCCACGTGGGAACCTCTTTGCGGTATTGCCTCCCGGCAGCGGAACGCCCGCCAAGGCCTCAAGCAGCAGGGCGGCGCAGAACTCTTCGCCCAGCAACGCAGCCATTTCATACGGTTGTATCAATTGCGTTGATGAATTGCGCCGCATCGTCCGTTCAGAATCCATAGCAGAACTTGTGCCCCGCATAGTAACTCAGCTCAAACATGCTCAGCGGTTCGTGTACGTCAGCCTTGGTAGCGGCCACGGCAGTCCTCTTCTGTTCACACAGCACGCACAGATGTCTGAACTGTACACCATGGCGGCAACGGTCATTCAGCGTAGCTTTTCGTCCTGGATTGTCGCTCATATTCCCTCGTTTTCTGGTTTTCGTAGTCTATGGACAAACGTAAAACACGTCGTAATTGGTGGATGCGTTTATGGCCATCCAAGCGATAGACGTCGTTGTGGTGGAGCCGCCTTGGAATACCGAGTTGGCGTTGCTTGCAGAGCCGTAAATCACAGCGTTGTAGACGCACACCGTGGGATAGGCTTGCGTTGTACCAAGGGTGAGCGTAAACAATCCGCCGAAACCTCTAGGCGAAGTTCCTACAATGACCTTGACCGCGCCGTAGCGACTTGTACAGGTGTACCCGCTTCCGGTGTCACAAGCGACTGACCCACCCGTTCCCACGCCCGTAGCGTCAGCTACGACAGACCATCCAGCGGTATTAGAAGGAATAGCGGTGCTGCACATAGGCACACCCGAACTGTTGGTGCTGATAACGCCTGTATTGCAGGTCGCTATAAATCCAGTAGAATTCGGAGCAGTCTGCACCAAGATCTGATTGGCCGCGCCACCCGGTACTGACGACGGTGACGGTGCAGATGTAAAAGACGAACTGACGTTCTGACTTGATGACGTTATCTGCACCTGCGCGGTGTAGCACGTAGCCGGTGTGTTGGCGGCGCATATGGTCAGCTGCGTAAGACTGGGGAAGTATGCTGAATACGTGTTCTGCCACACATTGAGTGAAAACGTTCCGTTGCCGTCTATGTTGCCGCCTGCGGTGACGACGCTCGGCTTTCCGCCTCCCTGTGGGAGGAATGTCGCTGATACCGTGCCGCCCGCGTAAGACGGAATAGTTGCTGTAACTGTAGACCTCTGCGCATATGATACGACGCAGCACATAGCCGCAAGCAAACCCAGAATGATCTTTTTCATCTTCCCCTCAAAAAGAAATCCCGCCCACAAATGGGGCGGAACTCAGTATAACAGGGAGGGCTGCGTTGGGTCACCACACACACACACACACACACACACACACACACACACACACACACACACACACACACACACACACACACACACACACACACACACACACACACACACACACACACACCAGGTTTTGTACATGGCGGTGATAAGTGCCGGGTATTCTGTTGCTAGGAACCCGGCGAACCCCGACCGCTGTTAGGCGGCCAACGGAAGAGCAGAACGCTCGGGCCGGGTAAAGGCAAGAACGTTGCTACGCTTCGTACTGTCACTTTGGGTGGCAGTTGTTTGTCAGGCTCTCGTTACGGTGAGCACCCAGTTCCGGCACGGTCCATGAATTGTTGAACACCCCGTCGAAGCCGTGACACGCCCACAAAGAAATACACTGTTCTTACTAACCGCTATCTACTGACGTAGACCGCGTGCGCGGTGCGCAGTGTACTTCTTGGTGGACGTGGCGGGAGTCGAACCCGCGTCCGCGACGTCCTCCAATTCACTTCATACTGTGCGTACTGCATGGGTGGCCCGCTTTGGGTTCTGTGTCCTGCGGGAGTCCCACTCGCGCAGTTGACAGAATCCCGGCGCTGCCACCCAACTTACGGGGCGACTAACGGCTTCGCCTCCACCACCCGGCGTACATAGCACCGGGGCTGTACCCAGTATACATATTGGGCTGTGTGACGGCTAGCTCTTCTTGAAGAACGCAGATATGAACGCGATGGGTGCAACAATGGGTGTGATTATAACGGCACCCACCTTGAGCGTGGTGTGGTCAAAGAAATCGCACTGCTCGGTTGATGTGAACATGTCACGGACCACATGACCAGTATGCGTGAACGGGTTTACCATTGGCAGAACCTCCTGTGCACTCTTAGTGTATACGCAACGCTAGTAGTCGTCCCACTCAGGAATGGCCACCGTCTTACCCTTCATGGTGTGGGTACAGTCGTCGAGGAACTGCATCTGTCCGTCTTTCACAAGCGAATGGCACAGATGCTCTGTCGGGTTGCTGCGACCCACGTTGTAGAGTACTGAGGGCGCGAGCGTCGGCGAATCAAAGCTGCCGTTCCACTGCCAACCGGCTCCGTTCTCCATTTTCTTACCGTTGACTGCCACCATATGATTGGTGTCGCATCCTGGGCAGTGCCAGACGACGTAGTTCGGTTCTATTTCGTGGAACTTGGCCATTGGGTGTGCCTCCTGCTGGGAAGTATAGCTTCTTCAGAACCTCCGATGGGCAAGAACTCAGGCTTCGGCTCCTCCGTCATGATGATCGCCAAATTCAAAATCTTCGGAGTTCGAGTCGAGTCGGCCCGAACGAGGTGCCCATGGGGGTGAGTTTGGTTGTAAGAGGGTGGGGTACCAGCAATCGCATGGCCAGACGCCTGTGCAAAACCTGTGCAAACCCTGTGCAAAAGTGCAAATATATTTTGCCGTAAACGTAATTTTGTGCTTGCAATTGCGGAGCGGTATGGTACTATTACCACAGTAGGCAGTAAGGTAATACACACTGTAACTAAGGCAGGTAACACAATGGCAACTGTAGCAGCACAGCCCACCACGCAAGCCAAGCCCACCACGCAAGCCAAGCCCACCACGCAAGCCAAGCCCAGCAAAGCCGCACAGCGCGTAGCAGCGGCCAAAGCCATGGCCAAGGGCATTACCACACAAGCGCTTGCAGCACAGCCCACCACGCCTACGGTGCCCGCGCCCAAAGCCACTACGGCTTTGGTGGTGGCTACCACGCAAGCGGCGCAAGTGGTAAACACTGCGTATTACCAAACCGTTGTTACCAGCGTTGGCGCGGCCAAGGTTGGCAAGCCGGGCACGTTTTTTGGCAACTTGCAAAACATGGCACAGCAGCCCATTACGTTGCAAGCGCTTATTGCACAGGCCGTGGCTGGTAACAAATTTACCAGCAAAAAAAGCCATGCCTTTGTGGCCACGGTGCGTACGCGCCACGCGCTTACGCGGTTGGGGTACTTAGTTGCAGTACCCGCAAAAGCGTAACCCAAACGGTTACACAACACAAAGGCCACTGCCCAACCGGGGCAGTGGCCTTTGGTGCGTTGGTACCCATTTGTTTGGGGTGGGGCCGCGCACGCGCCCGCGCCATGCCATGCCCCGTCAAACCGAAACGACGCTCACGTCGCTGCGATGTGACTTCCTACGCCAAACGAAAGCCGCATCGCAGTGACCTGACATCCACACGACGTTCACGTCGCAGCGATACGAGGATGTCACGTCGCTGCGATGTGAAAACCAAACTGCACACCACGGGCGCGTCGCATCGCTGCGACGTGAAAGCCGAAACGACGAACTCACATCGCAGCGACACGAAAGCCGAAATCTACTTTAGAAGCCGAGGCGCTAAGGCCTCGGCTCCCAACGGCCTAAAGCCGAAAACGATCGCCGTCTGGGTTACCGGGCAATGGGTTCTTCCTCTTCATCCCACAATGTTTGCATAAAATCAACAAACACCATGCGAACCTCTTCCGGCGCGCTGTCCAGGTAACTTGTGCCGCCTGCTGGCACCGCCTTGCATACGCCTGCGCGATGCTGAGCGGGCACAGTTGCCAGCCAAGTTTCTGCGGCGGCGAACTCTTCAGGGGTTGCGCTTGCGATGTCCTCAGGACCGCGCCCTTTGATGTCCATGTCTTGCCTGCCGGTTGCACGATTGTTGTCGGCTACAAATGCCTGTAGCGCCTGCGTGAGTAGTGGGTACATTTGATATGCCGCCTTTTGGGTGTGCCGTAGTTGCATATATAAAGGCTAACCAAATCGCGCCGCTGACAGCCAAATTTATTTTAGTCAAAGCCGAAACGTCACATCGTTGCGATTAGACCTACACGAAAGTCGAAAACCTCACCTCAGCAGCTTGGGATCCGTGATCTCAGTAAACCGTTTATGGCCCACGTCTCGCGTCACGGGTATGTACACGCCGTTTATGACGGGTGACTCACGCACGGCCTGCGCCAGCGGGCCATAACCCTCGCCGCTCGGTGACTCAACAGCGGCGCGGAACTCGTCCTTGGTAAAGGCTCGTCCGCAGAAGCCTGTGAGTAGAACGTCCTTGTCCATGGCAACCAACTGTCGCCGCATTTGAATTTGCTTTGCCGCCTTTTTCAACGCCATGTGATACACCTCGCTTGCGTTCCACTATAACAGTAGGGAGGTCACGTCGCTGCGATTTGACCACCTATAAGACGAAAAGAGCCGAGAATCACCTCGGCTCCTCAGGTCTTACGCGAGCGCTGCGTGGCGATTGCCGCCGAAGTCGCGATAGCTGCGAAATATACGGTTGCCGTCGTAATCCCAGCCAAGCTCGTTCAACTTGGACACAATCTTGTTGCGCGCAGCAATCCAATCGCGCAACGGTAGCGCGTTCGCATAGCTGGGGCCGAGTGCGTCAAGTTCTTTTCCCAGTGCCAATACTTCACGTGTTTGTCGCCTGAGCCTCTTGGGCGCGACAGCCTTTGCAAGCTGCTTGGCAGTGTAGTCGCCCTCGGGCAGGCTGATCTTGCCAGCGCGGTCGGCTGCAATGGTTGCTGCTACGGTGGAGGCGGAGACGGTGGTTGCGATTTTCTTTGCCATGATATTACCCTCGTGTTACCGGTTTGGACTGCCCTACTGCCTTACTGAAACTATCTACGCGCTCAACAGAAAGAACGCAGGCATTATTTGCTGAAAATCCTCCTGGGGCAGCTTTAGCCTGCCGCCTATATAAAGGCTACGGCCCGCCACGCATGACTGACAAGCCGAGGGTCACGGCTCTTCCAACCACTATAACAGCAGGGAGGTCACGTCGCTGCGATGTGACTTCCTACGCCAAACGAAAGCCGAGGCGCTAAGGCCTCGGCTCCCACGCTACTCAGCAAATTGCTTTCTTGTATAGCCCAGCATCAAGTCCCTGAAGTTTGCCACCCTGACCCTCTCCAACACGTTGGCCGCCTCACCATCCCCTGACTTCAACATGTGCTGTTGTGCGTTGAAAAGAATTCCCCATCCGTCGCGTATCGTTGATTTCATTGTACTGCCTCCATGGGCGGCATTGCCGCTACCTAAAGGCTACGGCCCGCGCCACATGAATGACAATAGCCGAAATCACGCTTTCGCATCCTCGGCGTCCTGAACCCTCTGCTCTATCTCCTCAACGGCGGCCATAGCCAAGAGCTCGGCTACTCGGGCCTTCTTTTCGTCGGGAGTCAAAGCCGAAATCTCAAGAGGTCCGCCCCCGGCTCCCGTCACAGCCGTCGCAGTGGCGAGCTTCCCCTCCACGCGATCTATCAGCAACTCAAAGCTCCGCATGTCGCCGTCCAACGCCTGCTTGAGCAGGTTAGCCGCCAACGCGTCGGCCTGCGTGAAGTTACGAGCCTTGTACGTCTTGCTCGGGCCTCGGTATGGTTCTTGAAGAAACTGCTTCATCTTAGAGGACAGAGGCTTTGGATTTCTTAGGGCCATCGGTCCTCCGTTCCCCGGTTGAAATCCTGCCTTGCGCCTGATTTCGTCTATTCCCGGGTCCTCGCCCTTCGGTCTGAAGAATCCTTTTGGTTTTGGTTTTTGGAGCTCTAAACTCGGGTCTTCCCGCGCTGGCAGGTGTTTATCGCCGGAAACTTCACTTTCTATCGTGACAGGAAAGCTGCTCATCGTGAACGCCTCTGGTAGCCGAAATAGAACTAACTGACACAAGTATGCCACAGCCGTACAAATATGCCACAGCACGGCCACCGTGGGTGATTGCGGCGCGCGTCGCATTGCCATCACCAGAGGGCCAGCGAAGGTGCTGGGCTGGTACCCTACGCCAAACGGCTGCGAAGGCTGTAAAACGCCGCAACAATGGCAAACTTTACAGGATAAAGTATATATCCTCTAACCCCTGTATAAAATAGATCTTAGCGAGCGTCAACTCTAAATTTGCATCAATCTGAGTGCATTACCCATACTTGGCAAAACGCCACAACCTCAACCCGCAGAGTATGTTAGATGAGTTACCCACACTACCCACGGCAAAACGGCCTGTTGGCGCTATTTATATACGGGGCACCATTTTGGTGCTGCTACGGCTTACCACCCACTCTATATATATATACATAGTATGGGTATATATGGGTAGTGAGGGTAACAATGTGTTATGAGCAACATAGACGCCCACACTACCCCGCCAAACGATGATCCTACCCACACTATGAAACAGTCAAAACGCGTGAATCACGCGCGATAACCCCAAAACTTTCACGACTTTGACAGAGTTAGTCTGTACCCTGAGTAGCGAGCTACAAAGCCCTTTTCGGTAGTGATATCACACCACGACAACACAAAACCGTCAAACCGGCCGACCAGCCGAGGCCTGACAACCCAGTCCCCAGATCACCTACAAACGGCTATCACGCACCCCAAACCCACCTTCATAATGTTTGGGACGTCGTGTATAGTCATCAGGACACCCACTTCTTAGGTGCGAACCACGCCGCGTAATCTGCCGGTCTTTCAATGTTGAACTCAGGTCGGTGCAGCTTCACCAGGATGAATGCGGCCCGGAATGCCTCTTGCTCGTCACCGCAGACCACGGCGTAAAGGCACGACCTGAACCAGTAGTCGCGATGTTCATTCATTTGAAGTTCCATGGATCGCGCATCCTCACGATATTGCGGCGTGTGCATGAACGATTGATCGGTCATCTCTTTCACCTTTGCCGGTGTTGCTTCTAAGTTCTTTAGCATTGAACCTCCTTGAATGCTTCGTGCGGCGGAAGAACTGAGGCCCGAAGCCCGAGCTCCCGCGCCGCATCATTCCTGCCAGCATTGCGGCGTAGTGCAGGATGCCGAATGCCTCAATATCGTTGAAGACATGATGTTGTGCGTGTTGAAGAACCCGCACCGCGTCAGCGTTAGACGTATAAGTTTGATCCGTCATCATCTTTCCTCCCCGCATTGAATGCACACGTCGTACGCCGGTTCTATAAGCTCCCCATCGTCGTCCACGGCTTCCTGCCAGTCGTGGTCACACTCTTCAATCGGTAACATGCAGTTGCAATCCTCACCACCGAGGAGCTGCGCACCGCACTCGCCGCATTCACGAACGTCAATCCACGCACCCGGTTCGCCGTCTTCCTCTACCCATTTCTTATTTGCGTTGGGACATCCCGTCTCGTGGCAGAAGACGCCGTTGATCATCAGGGCTTGGCATTGGTCGCAGTTCATTGTCTTAGCCACCCCATCTTTCCTGCAACGCCGCCACATCCCCGCCCATGAGCGGTTCAAGGTCCGGGGTGTAATCGTGTATGACGTCCCAGCCGTCGCTGCCGTACATGAAACACACCCAGTCGTGCATAAGACCGCCTTTGGCGAGGCGCAGGCGATCAGTGTCAGTGTGGAACATGATCTCCAACACGCTGGCCAGATTTTGCGCCTTGGGAGATTCAAGCTCGTCTTCACCGTTGTCGTTGCCGACTATCGTGTACCCAGCCGCCAGCGCGTTGACCACGAACGCCATGACGATAGCGATTTCCATCCTCTGGCGCGCTTTGGCTCTTGGGTTGGTTGCCGTAACGTACCGCTCAATGCACACGGGACAGGACGGATCAACGCCCTTCCCGTGTGCGCCGCTGTTGTGAAGTTGTTCGTTGATTGTCATTTCTCCCTCAGTTTCTTGGGTGGCGTGCAGTCGTGGATCGGGAGCGGAACGCTATGATCTTGCCGCAGAGTGGGCATCTGCCTATGCTTCCCAAGGATGCACCGCCCTGTCTAGCGCCGCCGCAATCGCGGCTTTGCGGTGAAGGAAATCCACTGTGTCAAAATCGTTGCCAGCCTGTATTTGACAAAGCATTTCGTAAGCCAGCGCGAGCGCTTTGTCCTTATGCCCAGCTATTTGGTCAAGTTCTACACGAGACTTACTGGTGATGGTCGCCATGGTTGTGTTACCCTCCTGAATACATGCTAACAAGTTCACACGTTTGAATTCTGAGGAGCTGAGGCCTTTATTTGCGGTCCACGACCATGAGGCGTTCGTGTATTCGCTTGAAGAAGTCCAACCCATTTCTATCAGAGTCGGCATTTAGAACCGAATAAGTGGTGGCCAGCCCGCAGCTACACACCACCGCCTTGGTTGAGCCGAACTCGTTGCTGAAGACTTCATATTCGTGTGGTGCGTCCATGTCAAGCTCCCGCCTTCCGTGCCGCGTCTTCAGCGATCAGGAACGCCACGATGCGCCGATATTCAAGACCTTGCGCCGGTGTGTAGTCGTGTTTTTCGGCGACTCCAAGGACATGCTTTGTCCAGTATTCAAAGCTGTAGTGGCAGCACCCGATGCGAATGAATCCCGGCTCGGCCACATACGCCAGATGCACGGTGCCTTGAACGCATGGCGGGTTGGAGTTCAGCTTCACGCCGTCGCCCAGCTTCACGCCGTCGCCCAGCTTCACCCAATTGCACAGCTTCACGCGGT